TCAGGTGTCCGTTGATTTTTTTGCTTTCTTCTTTTTCTTTAGATATCTAAATCTTGCATATGGTCTGATTATATAGTGTTTCATAAACCCACGAATCTCTTGCTTACCAATTTCCCTCCTCAGTTTATTCTCATAACGAGTCATCGGGCAATCAAGTACCTTTGAAAATGACACAAGTACAATAAACGAACACAAAGGAAGTGCAACATACCACGGAAATCCATACGGAGTAAATCCTTGAAATGCTAGTATGAAAAATGCAGAAAAATTACCAATAACAACTGCATGGTGCAGAAGTACCACCAACAACAATTTTAAGTTTTTAAATGGTTCAGATGGAAGGAACTTAAATGTCTTCGCATCGACCGCTTTATTCTTTTGTTCACTTAGTTTTTTCCAGTCCGTTTCTGCCATATATTATAAATACTATTGGAATATAAAAACTATTCCATTTTATCTGACAAATGCTTTAGATTTTTTCCGATCCAATACGAATGCCAGTTATTCTTGTGATTGCAAATCCATGACCATCGTGCGTTATCTTTACCGATGTCCTTTCCTGCCTTTTCAGACTCAATCCACTTATGCTTATCAATCTCATTACACTCATCAACAACGTGACGATAATACAAACTTCTCTCATATAGTTCCTGGTCGTACTCCACTAACTATATATATATGTACATACTGATTAAAAATCGTCAACTAATGCCGATTCATCTTGATAATCAATGACTCTTGTTTCAAAAAAGTTCTTCTGCTTACGAATATCAATAACCTCACTTAACCACGGAAACGGATTCGTATCACTATCATAACGAAACTTCATATCCAAATTTTCCAATCTGCGGTTTGCGATGAACTGCATATAATCCACAAACATTTCAGAGTTTAACCCCAAAATTCCTCTTGGTAATACGTCTTGTGCATATTCGATTTCAAGGTCAACTGCTCGTTTCAAAACCTCGGTAAGTTCCGTTTCAAACTTATCGGTCATAATATCAGGATACTGCTCACGGAGTTTGTTGAGTAAAGTAGTTCCAAACTTAATGTGAATACTTTCATCACGAAGTGTATATTGAATTTGTTCTGCGATACCAGGAATCTTGTCACTCAATGCAAGCAACATTGCGAAACCACTGAAAAAGAATGTTCCCTCACACACAACCCAATATGTGAATGCGGCCTTGTAAAGTTCCTTTCTTCCTTTTTGTGTGGAGGTGTTTATCTCTGATTCATTTAAACCACCTGTAACTTCCATGAGGAAATCATCCTTTGCCTTAATGGATGGTACCGTTTGATATGCCTCATATACTTCACCAACATCCAAATCCAAACTATCGCAGATGTAAACAATTGTATGATTGTGTAAACACTCTTCATACATTTGTCGTGCCATATATTGTCTACATTCTGGGTCGGTAATATATTTGGATAATGTCATCAAATTGTTTGCCACCAAACTTTCACTTCCGGCAAAGAAACCAAGACATCTCTTGATAACCAATCGTTCATCCTCACTCAACGAATCTTCAGGTGGAGACTTCCAATGCTGGACATCCTTTGTCATGGGTACGTCAGTTGGTACCCAGTTATTTTTTACACCTTGTTCGTACAAGTCCCATGCCCACTTATGCTTGTGCGGAAGAATTTGATTCACACCTTCCAGTTCTTTTCCCAGTAGTTCACCCGTTTTCATACTAATATATATAACCCCCAGTTACTTTAATTCACTCCGAAATCATGTTCTGCTTTTTTAACCTATAAACCAAAAAAGCAACAATCAAAAGAATGCCGACCAAAATCAAATAATACCAATTAAACGAAGTCTCGACCTCATCGGGACTTGCTTCAGATGCATCGTCAGTTGTAGTGTTCATATCCGAATAAGTAACTTTGTGGCCGGCAATTTCAGTGGGTAACCCATCTGAGTTCTGTGTCGTTCCATTATCATCAAGTACCACGACTTCACTTGGTTGCTTCGGTACTCCTAAACCACCTGTACTTGAATTTAAAAACTTATCTTTAATCCCACACGATACAAGTGTGGCCAAACATAGTAATATCAATAATTTTTTCATATATAGTTCTCCTTATATTTAGGAAAATAATATACCACAATTTACTGTATGTGTAAAGTAATTAAATTATTTCTTGTCGTGACAAGCACACTCACAACTATTGTCTTTGCAACATTTTACAAAAAAACATTTAATTTTACAGATTATTTTTTTCAAACATTCCATTCCGGATGGAGTGAACAAAGAAAGGATTTCTCCTATTATCATTCAACCTTCCGGAAGAAAGTATCGGTTACCAGAGATCTTGGTGTCAAGGGTGTTGTCTTTGTCTCCTTTTCTGCATCTTGAAACATTCTACTTGGAACATAGTGTTTCCGAGAATTGTTGTTCTCTAAATGGTGGAATACAATGTCGTTTTCAAGTACATTCCAACAAAAATACGAATTGTTGAACGAAGCCGTATTCCCATCGAAGGAAACTTTCTTGTCCACTATCAGTAATTGAAGATTGCGGTCATTTTGTTGATGATTGAGGAAAACCGAGCCGACTTCCTGGTAGTTCAGAATTGGGAGCCCCATGACCATAGCAAATGGTCTTTCTAACTCAAATAATCTTTCAAATACTTTCAATTTGAGTGTGAATGGTGGGTTAGAAACGATGTAATGATATTCTTCTTCGGGTTCATACTCAAAGAAGTCCTGTCCCGTCCACAAATGACTGTAAATCACATTGAAACCTGCTTCTTGTAAGCACAAAACAAACTCACTATTTTCGGTATCAAAGGGACACCAAATAGTAATGTCTTTGTGAGGTAGGTCAATGGTATTAGGATTGCATTTAAGATAGGGAATAATTGCCTTGACTAAAATGGAGGGAGTATAGTATTCATCCTTCTCATTCCATGCAGATTTCCGAAGCCATGTATGTTCCTCACTCATGTCCTCTTCACCAAATAGCAGTTCCTTGAAATTTCATCGGTCTATTCCTTCAACTTTATTAATTGAAGTAATATACCACAATTTACTGTATGTGTAAAGTAATTAAATTATTTCTTGTCGTGACAAGCACACTCACAACTATTGTCTTTGCAACATTTTACAAAAAAACATTTAATTTTACAGATTATTTTTTTCAAACATTCCATTTTTATAAATATAAAATTTAATCTTTATAATTGCGACATTCGCAATCTTTAAGTTTGCAGTCAGGATTTATCATACCCGCTCGTTGTATTGTGAGCTTTGCAAATTCTTCAAAAAAGAAAACGTAGGCGGCTGCATCATAATTGTCCATTGCAATCAAAATCTCCTTCTCATATATCCTCATCCATTTTGTGAGTTCATCAAACTTTGTCGGATCATAATGAGGACCTTTCAAGTCAAACTTATGAATCAATGCAACCATGTCAAAAGTTTTCTTTTTCAATGTGGCAAATCTTGCAATGTCTTTTGAGAATTGTGCACGAATGCGTTTCTCTCGTTCGTACTTCTCATACGATGCTTGTAGTCGTGGGTCAACTACAATTGTCCAATCCACCTTGGATTCTTGTTTATCATCCGAAGTCTTTGGAGTGTCCTCAACTTTCTTCGGTTCTTTGGAATCCGTTTCCTTTATAAACCCATCGTCCCCGGCACACGATAGCACCGAGGACGATATAAATAATATTATTGTTGATATAACCTTTTGCGTAAATCTCAGATAATCCAATTATCTAAGCTCGAGTTTTGGGGAAATTGTTCCATCTGTGGGACGAACATCCAACTCCTCACTCGCATCAAGTGTTTCGTTGATTGGAGTGACTTTAATAAGATACGGAAGTGAACGAAGTGACTTATCATCGTCACCATCGGACTTTTTCTTTCCTCCGACACCCGCATCCTCTACTGGAATTTCGTTAATCTCATCGAGAGATGGCATTTCAACACTTGGGTCAATTGCCCACATAATGTCATTCTTCTCTGCCCAACGTACCATTCTACGAACTGGAACAATCAGATTAAAACCTTCACCCGCACCTCTTACCAACATACCCATGTAACGGCCATCGGTTAGATATACACCTCCTCCGGAACTGCCTGGAAATGCAGTAACGGTAGTTTGGTCATATTCAACTTTTCCCAGAGTTCTGCCTACTTGTGAAATAATACCGGTTGTCATTGAGTTTGCACCCATCTGACCAAGCAAAGACCCTACGTGAAACAAACGAGTTCCGATTGGTACAATGTTGTCATCGTCCTTCTTAGCAGATTGTATCTTAAACTTAGCACCACTCTTTGCATAATCTCTTGCACGAACCATAAGAAGTGCCAAGTCTTCTCCGTCATCTGCGTCTGAATACTTGATAACTCTCGCATCCATCTTCATTTCACCGACTCTACGACCTTTCTCAACAAGTTCCTTAACAATCTTGGGGTCTTCAAATTCTACCAACTTAACTGGTTGACCTTTTTCATTGATAACAGTTCTAACTGAACGAAGGTTATCAATTACGTGTGCGGCTGTCCAAACGAACGTTACCTTTTGTCCATCCACCTCACGGATAATCATAGCACCAGAACCTTCTGATTTGCTATATCTACCCTCAGACTTGATGGTAACTGAGATGTCTTGTAAATGATCCGCAACTTCTCTCATTGTTTTTCCTTCACCACTTACAGTAACCATAGTCACTGCCATACTTAAAATTGCGATTACAAATAGTTTCATTAGCATATACCTCGTTAAATTAGTTAATACTAATATATATCATGCCAAGTGCAGTTTCGGCATGGTTTGGGGATATTATTTTAATTCACTGACAACTTTCGCAGATTTCTCCACGCATTTTTGCTTCTAAACTACACAAAGAAGGTTCTGCGGTTTCTTGTGAGTCTGATGTATCCGTGGGTTCTTCTACATTGACTCCCGTAGACTTCTCAACTGCACTTGCAGCCAGATTTCGCAAATAGTAAGTTGTCTTCAAACCACTTCTCCAAGCATGAAAGTAAATGTCATTCAAAAACTTCATACTGCTTTTGTCATTGTAAAGATTCAAACTCTGTCCTTGGTCAATCCACTTTTGACGAGCAGCTGCACAATCAATCAACTTAAATTGGTCTTGGTGAAATGCGGTTACGTATTTTTCTTTAATCCATTGTGGAATAGAACCATTGAGTTTGTGCAAATCTCCGTCTACACTTTTTACGAGGTTGGCAAGTTCCTTTGTCCAAATTCCCTCTGCCTTCATGTCGTTGACAAAGTATTCGTTCATCATTGTGAATTCACCACTCAACGTGGAGTATACAAAAATCACTCCAAAATTGGGTTCAATGCTTTGTGAGCAACCTGCGATGTAACTGATTGTTGCAGTCGGTGCAATTGCCATCGTATTTGAATTACGCATTCCTTGTTTGGCAACTTTTGCTTTTAGTTTGTCCCAATCTTTCCGTGGAGTAATTTTCTGCTCAGTACCACGAAGTTCCATGAGTTCTTTGTAGGTATCAATTGGGAATGTTCCCTTGCTCCATAGACTTCCCGAATATGATTCATATGTTTCTTTTTCAAGTGCCATGTCGGAAGATGACTCAATTGCGAAATAGGAAACATTCTCATATATTTCGTCACTAATGCGAATCGCATCTTCACTTCCGTAATTTATATTAAACTCATAGAACATATCATGCCAACCCATTGTACCCAATCCAACTGGACGATGAGTCATGTTGCTCTTTCTTGCTTCCTCAGTTGGATAGTAATTGAGGTCAATAACATTGTCCAACATACGCATGGCCATCTTGGTGCTTCGTTCCAACTTCTCATAGTCGATAAACTTTTCACCATGCTTGTCTACACCAACATGACGTTTCAAATTGATACTCGCAAGATTGCAAGTTGCGGTTTCTCCATATTCCTTTACCGAACGCGTTCCATCGTCATTATGAATAGTTGGTATGGTATGAAGAAGAATTTCCGTGCAAAGATTACTGCTATGAACCGCACCAACGTGCTGGTTGCTATAACGAAGGTTTGATGGATCTTTAAACGTAATCCACGGATGTCCTGTTTCAAACAAACTCTTAAGCATCTTCTTCCACAAACCCTTTGCAGAAACAGTCTTGAACACCCTAAGTTCTCCTGCGTTACCCTTCTTGACATACTTCTTATAGTGCTTCTTAAACTCCGCACCAAAAGTTTCATGTAGTTCTGGAACTTCATCTGGACTAAACAGATGCCAATCTCCATCCTTTTCAACTTGCTCCATGAACAAATCTGGAATCCAATTTGCAGTATTCATGTCGTGGCAACGCATTCTATCGTCACCGACTGTTTTTCTCAATGCAAGGAAATCTTCAATGTCAGCGTGCCATGTTTCCAAGTATGCACATCCCGCACCTTTTCTTTTTCCACCCTGATTTACTGCAACAAGCATATCGTTGTAAAGTTTCCAAAAATAAACGGGACCTTGATTTGTCCCGTTCGTACCCTTGATAAAACTGCCCCGTGAACGAAAGTTGGTGATGTCGAACCCAAGTCCCCCTGCAAACTTGCTCTTTCTTGCTTCTTGCCAGAGTCCATCAAAAATCCCATCAATGGAATCATCAAATGTATTTAAATAGCAACTACTCAATTGACTATGAGTCGTTCCACTATTAAACAAAGTTGGAGTTGAACTCACTACATCAAACTGACTTAATGTTTCATAAAACTTCAAAGCATATTCTTGTCGGTCTTCTGGTTTTTCATTTAACGCAAGACCCATAGCAATACGCATCCACATTGCTTGTGGTGTTTCCATTCTGCGATTGTCTATGTGAAGAAGATAACGATCATATATCGTTTGAATACCAAGATACTTCCAATCTTTTTCCCGTTCAATATTCAATCTTGCACTCAAATCACGCAAATCAAAACATTCAAGAAGTTGTTCGTCCAAGATTTCTTCTCGGACTAATCTACGCATATTTGTAATAAAACTTTTACGATACTGAAGTTCAAACGCATCACTATCTACTCCTTCTCCAAATACTTCTTTGTAAATTGTGTTAAGAAGGATTCGTGCGGCCACATAAGCATAATTGGGTTCAAACTCAATTTTAGACCTCGCACTCATAATAAGTGATTTGTCTATCTCAATGGTGGTAACTTTGTCGTACAACTTGATTTTGGCATCAATCAACACTTCACTTGCACTTACGTTTTCTAAATTTTTACACGCACGTTCTGCACATTTGTTGATTTTATCAACGTTAAACTCTTCTAACCGACCATTTCTCTTCTTTACTTTCATATTGTAACCTTTTGTTAAAAATTATAGAAAAACTATAATAAATCCTTTCGACAAAATGCCGAAAAATATACATACAATATATATGAAAAATTTATCCAAGTTCTTCGTATTCTTCTCCACTTTCTGATTGATTCATTTGATTATATCTTTGTCGCAATGCTCCTTGTGCGGAATTATCTGCATTGTTCATTTCCACCATTATTTCTGCACCATTAGTGCTTTTTTCATCATATATCTCAATCATGCCAGCTGAGGTATCTACTCGACTCGGGAAGGTCATTCCATCTGGACCAAATCTATTTTTGATCACATGAAATCTACCTGTATTACTTATTTTATCGGTTGATTTTCTTGATAAACTCATAACAAAATCCGCAGTCATTATCTTACGATAGCTATCCGCAACTTTTTGAGCCTCAATGATATTATCATCCAACGAAGAACGACTTGCCTGTGATGCCGTCCACACGGGAACCCCCAGTTCCCCCGCAAGACCTCTAAGGTCTTCATAAATACTACCTTGTTCAACATATGTGTTTGCATTATTGCCAATATTACCCGGTGACAAAATGTCTGCATAGTCCACAACAACCATGTCCACACCGTATCCCATTGTCCTTGCCAAATTCGCATGGGCAAGGATGGTTGAAACCCCAACACTTTTTGTGGGGTATTCCTTAATAAGAAGATTACCACTAATCCCACTAATAACTGATCTCACTTTTTCAATGCTCTCCATGATTTCCTGAAATGGGATATTTGCAAAACAACTATCATAACGCAATCCCACATAACACTCGTTCAACTCAAGAGTGTAGTGCAATACATTCTTTCCACGTTTCATTGCTTCTTTACCAAGATGAGCAAGACACCAACTCTTACCACCACCTGCACTACTAATGATTACCCCAAGTTCTCCAGGACCCAACCCCTGTGCAGTTAAATCGTCAATAACCTCCCACCCAGTTGGAATAGTTTCTCTTGCAGTTTCAGACATTCGTTCATCAAGACCCTCCATATAGTCGTGTCCAAGATTACGTTCCGTACCTGCCTTCATTGCGTCATCTACGGTTCGTTTAATAGAATCGTACTGACCGAGTTTAAGTAAATCGACACTTGATATGATTGCATTTTTTAACTTCTGATTCTTACAAAAAGTTAAAAACTCCTCTTTCACAAATGTGTTGTCATTTGTATCTACCGTAAAAACTACTTTGAGTTGATCAATGATTGCCGCCTTCAGCACCTCAATTCCAACATCATCTACTTTAATCTTAAATACGTCTAAAGTAATCGTTCGTTTATATATTCCAAAATAATCTAGTATCTCGGAAACAATCCATTTATTTGGTTCACTTTCCCAGTATTCGGTGTCAACGATATCATGGGTTCTTTCCAAAAATTGCTTGTCATCAATCAAAGCACGGATTGCTTTACTTTGAAATGCAGTTCCGTATTTCTGGAGTGTATCAGTTTCTTCTTGTGCAGTCTCAGTCATTTAATATATACCTTATCAAAGTCTCCCACATCATTCAAGGTTTTTCTTTCAAAATATCAAATTAAGTTGGAGAATCAACTACCGCATAACTATTCAAAAGAGTCCAAGTCTCCATTAACCAATTATGATGGTTTGGAAATGCAGCCCACAACTGGTCTTCAGCAAACTTCTTACTGAACTCAAACTTATTCAGTGAGTTGAGTGGGGTATCCACATGGTCAAGTATCTTGGTTTGCATACTCGCTGGCATGATACTATCATGGAGTTGCATTAAATCATAATTGCGACTTAGCAAAGTTTGGTTTTCCTCTTTTAGAAATGTTTTGTAAAATGGCATCGATTTTTTATTTGCTTCGGATATTTCTACCAATTCCTTCATATCAACTTTCCGAGCTTCCGACAAACATGGAAATGCGGTTTTTATTTTTTTCTCACCCGCACCCTTGATTCCATCAATATTGTCACCTCGATCCCCATCTATTGTCCTGTATGTAAGATAATTTTTCGGATGTATCCCATATTCGTGTGCAACCGTGTCAGGTAAATAAATCTTTCTCTTGGTTGGAGAATAAACGGATATGTTTTCACTAACCAACTGAAGAAAGTCCTTATCCGTACTCATTATAGTTGCACGATGTCCGTTTGCTTCAAACTTCTCCTTGGCCAAAAATGCAAGTACGTCATCTGCTTCCACATTATCAATACAAATCGTAGTAACTGGTAGCAAGTCCAAGTATTGAACAAGTTTTACTATTTGAGTCTTCATTGAATCCGACTCTTCCTCACGATCCATATCCAAACTCATTGCACGGTTTACACGAAACCTAACGTTCTTTTTCATTTTATAATCGGGGAAAATCTTTCTTCTTCTCTGACTTCCACCCTTACCATCAAATACAATGATACAACGAGTTGGTTTCAATAAACGAATCGCATGACCTATGCTTTTTAGAAATCCAGTAAATCCTCCGATATGCTCACCGTTATCGTTCGTGGTTGGATACATCGTCCACACACGCATAAAGGTATTCATACCATCAATTAACAGGGCATTTCCATTGATGCCTGCGTTAGATTCCAGTGATTCCTTTTGCTCCTCGCTAAACTCTTCAAATAAACTAAATATACGTGTCTTATCACTCATCTTCAACGGTTGCCAATTCTTTTTCGGCAATTTCATCGTTGTCTTCAAACTCTACATCTTCATCTATGACACTATTTGCAGAGGAATATTCCATTACAACCTTGTCGCAAATCTTTTGGTAAAGTTCATTTTTAAGATCTTCATCCTTGAGCAAGTCGGGAAATTCTTTTGCCATAAATTTATGGTCATTTCCCTTATCATCAGTATACGAATAATATGCACCACCTTGCTTAAAAATCTTATGAGTCTTGAGAGTAGTTATCCAACTCCCAATATCATCCACACCCCGATTGAAATAAATTTCAAACGCAGCTTTGCGTTGGGGTGGACCCATTCGGTTCTTAACAATGGTTGCTTCGCACTTGTTTCCAATTACCTCAGTAGTAGTGCCTTGTTTAATCTGTCCAAGATTCTTCAGACGAACTCTGACACTTGCATGAAAGGCAAGTGCCTTACCACCACTAGTTGTCCACGGATCACCAAACATAACTCCCATCTTCTGACGAAGTTGATTAGTAAACACAAGAGCAATTCGTTGACGTCCAATTGTGGAAGTCAACTTACGCATTGCCTTGCTGATAAGGATTGCTTTGGTTGTTGCATATCCGTCCTTGCTATAATCGGTTGCCATCTCAACTTTGGTTGATGCGGCCGAGACACTATCAGTTACAATCGTAACAAGTCTATCCTTGTCAGACTTTCTAATAGTTGCAATTATGTTATCAATCGTTGCAAAAATATCTTCAACAGTATCCACATGAATATAAAGAAGTTTCTCCGTATCCACTCCAATTGCCGTTAAGTATTCTGCTGATACACTCGTTTCCGTATCAATCAAAACTGCGACTCCACCTTTCTTTTGTGTTTCCGCAAGAATGTGACCTGAAAGTAGACTCTTTCCACTCTGCTCCAGTCCCGTGAGTTCCGTAATCCTACCGGCAGGGATTCCCCCCTCAGGTCGGTTGGAAATTGCCAAGTCAAGAAGACTACTACCCGTTGAAATCCAATCGGTGATAAGTGATGGATCATCACCCTCACTCAAGAAAAAGGCAACCTTGCCTTCGTCTTTATATGCTTTGTTCAAACTCTCAGCAAGTACATTTGCCAAGTCATCAGATTTACTGGTAGTTACAACTTCTTTTTTCTTTGCCATATTTTAAATTCTTTCCTAAATAGGTGGACTGATGTGGTGTAGGACGAATTTCCCACACCACATCGTGTCCTATGTTAACCTCAAGACTTAAACAACTCTTCAAATGCAGCCTCTACGTCTTCCGTAGCTGCAACATTCAAACCACTCTTTTCAGATGTGGCACTTGCGGGTTGTTTGACCTGTGCTTCTGAAGATTCAACCTTAGTTACACTGGCAACCGTCTCGGATTCTGCGGGGGGTGCTTCTTCCGTCTCACCACTTACCCACTTTTCAAGTGCTTCTTTTAGTTCATCATAACCAAGTTCCTGATAGATTTCAGTAATCTCTGCTTGTGAATTGGAAACACTCTCCAGTACGTTTTTGTTTTCCGAGATTGGTGACGTGTTTGGTTTAACACGGATGTTGGTCTTCGGAAACGAACGACCTGCTTCTTCGGCAGAAAGGAATTCAATGGTAATATCACGACCATTTTCTGGGTCAGTAATATCTCCGTAGTCAGGATCTGCGATTACACCGAGAAGTTCTTGATAAACTTCCTTTCCGAATCCCCAGAACTTAACACCTTCTGCTTCTTCACCTCGGACAATAACAGGGACGAAGGTACGCATCTTGGGCATAAGAGAACGCCCCATACGATAATCATCCTTGTCTCCACTTCGCTTCAACTTTTCCGCAAATTCGCAAATAGGGTCGGGACGACCAAACGATACAGGGGAAAGATAAGTCCGATTGTTGATTCCGTAATGGAAAAACAACTCAATAAACGGATTATCGGGTTGATGCTTGTAGGGTACGATACGAACTTGTTGTTTACCAGGTTGTGGTTTCCATTGATAGTTCGTTCTGTTATTACTTTGAGACAGACTTGAAAGTCTGCTTTTGATTTTGTCTAGGTCAATAGCCATTTCTTAATCCTTTAGTTTTTATTTGTTAATAATATTCTTAATATAATACGGTTCGTTTCGACTTTCGTCAATAAGAAACATATTTTTCTTAAGATTTTTTTCCGTGATTTTGCACGAAGTCGTACAATTGAGCCGCAGTGTCCAGTACATCCTTTGTCGATGGTTGTGGGGGCATTTCGTATGATTCGTTACGAGCTTCAGCATTTCGTTCTGCCTCGTTATTCTTCATGTGCCACGCATCCCAAACTAGGTCTTTTGCGTTCTTTAGTACTTCCAACCGAATAGCATATGCATTCGGGTTTTGATTAGTTGTAGTAATCATTTCTTTATTCCTTTGTGTGTGTTTGTGTGTGATGAACATTAACGTTTTTAATGCTCATATATAAATATATTTTAACTCAATTTTATGCAGTTTTCAAGGAAAAAAATTGACTTATTTTCTCATTAATTCTGTCCCTTGAAATTTGTACTGCATCCTCGTTTTTATCGCACCCGATGAACCTACGATTCAACGACTTGGCAACCGCAAATGTAGTTCCACTTCCGCAATAAAAGTCACCTACCAAGTCACCTTCGTTACTGCTTGCCTTGATAATTCTTTCCAAAATCTTCGGATGTTTTTCACTATAATAGTCAGTTGCTTTCTTGACTTTTAATCCAGACGGAATGTCATCCCAAACATTTGTAGGTATCGTCCCAATTTTTAATTTTTCTTCGGTGATATTTGGTCTATCTTGCTTCTTACTGATAACCGACTTGTATGGTACTCGGATGTCCATGTCATTGAATACAAACTCATCGGATTTGGTATAGACAATAATATAATCATGTTTCTTTGCAAACTCTCGTTTACCTCGACCACCAATATTAAACTTTACCACGATTTGATTTCTAAAATTTTCATAACCAAATATATCGTCCATTATATTTCTTATCCAATGAACAATACGCAAATCCATTTGCAAACAGATCGTTCCCGTATCCGTCAGCACTCTACGCATTTCCCTTAGACGAGGAATGTAGTGATTTTCAATTACACTCTTTTCCGGTGGAAGGTCATCATAATCCTTAAACTTCTTACCAGTTCCATACAATATATCACAATAAATCAAATTGATATAATTAGAATCCAATTCGCATAGAAACTTCAAGTTGTCCATGCAGTATATTTCGTTTTCTGAATACACTTGTTAAACTTTACTACCCTCGTATCGTTTCATCTCACCATTATTGTAACGATACCTAACCTCAACTTCTACCGTTTCTTTCTCCCTACCATATCCCTCCTCAAGAACATCACTGGTCAAAATATTAATAGGTTTTTTGATAATCTCATGTAAATATGCCATTGTTCCGGTTGCGTATTTTACATCAAGGGGTCTACCTTCAAATTCATGTCTAAGTAAAATTTCATTGTTTTTGTATTTCATGTTCTCCATGTAAATTACAGGCATTCCCATATTAACATGACGGTCTATAAGTTTACTTTTTATTTTCTTATAGTCCTTGCTAACCACCACATATTTATTGGTATCCTTATCAAGTGCATATTCGAAATATTTATGCTTTTCGCAAAAGTCTTTGGTAAAAAATTCATTTAAAAATGTAACATCGTTGTAGTTCTCACGAACCTCATAAAGTTTCTCTCGTCCAAGACCAAGATTTTTATTCCAATATCTTTTTTCTTCTCCGTTGTCGCAATTTTCATACTCTTTACCAAACTTGCCTTTATTCCAACGGTCTTCAATGTCACGTAATAAAGTGTTTCCAAGTTTATATGGATTGTTCATGTTATATTTACCACCGAGAACTCCGGCGTGGTGCTTCGCATAATCAAAAATTCCTTCGTCTCCTGCAAAGTTGCAACTTGCCATTATATAGGAGTCCCAATAACTTGCCCAACCCTCATTGAGAACCTTGGTCATTCCCTGTGGACGATAGTAAATAGACTCATCACGAATCATACTAAGAATATTTTGTTGCCAAGGTTCAAGACGAACATGGTTAATAATCATCAACATAATATCTCGTTCTGGGTTAAGAGGAAATTTATTTTCTGCTAACTTTTGTCTTTCTTCACGTTCCCTCCGTTGTTTCTCAATATAGTGGGATGGATTAACATACTTCTCCATATACTCCTTGGTGTTCAACCGAGATACGTGCTCTCTTGGTTTTCTGTCTTCAAAATTAAACTTGGATGCTTTTTTCAGATTACTTTCACGATAACACAAAGAAGGGTCAATCAAACTATCAATAGCAAGAGCTGCATTCAAAAAGTCCTTCACTTTTTTGCGACCAAAACGATCCATGTACATACGAATCTTATCACTATGATTTGCCATCACATTCATCATGTTACGATTCGTATGCTTAAACATAATGTTGTTCTTAAAGAAATCACTATGTGCAGTTGCGTGTGCAACAACAGTAAGATTATCAACGATAGGATTGTTTCGTTGAAGGTACATATAAGTTGGATCAGTATTTACAACCATTTCGTAAATCTTACCCATACCAGAATGATACTGATGATGTAACTGCTCAAATTGTTGTCCGAAATTAAAATGAGGATAACGAACAGGAAATCCACCATACGCCGCAATCTCTACAATTTCGTCTGCATCAAATTCTTCAATACACAACGGATATGGATCAAGTCCATTGTCGTAACACGCCTTCAGTACATCTGGTATAAGGGCAGCCAACTCTGGACAAACTCCATAGTTCAGACTATCAATTTCACACGCAATTCCCATATTCAAAAAGGTACTTCTTCATCCTCAGGTGTTAGTAACGACTGAAGTGTTTTTAGCACATCACTCTGACTTTCCATAGATGCAGTTGAAATCTTGTTAAAATCTAATGTCTTATCTTCAATCCGTTTCCGAATGTGAGGTAAAAATGTTGCCCAACTACGAACTGCCTTGACTTCCGTAATCCCAATCAAGTTGGTATAAGTTTGCATCTTCTTAAGATGTTCCACGCAGAGTTCGTTGTCATCACCAAAATTTTCTCCATCACTCAAGTAAAATACATAGATATTCCATTCATTGAGAGGAAATGCCTTTTCTATAACATCATTTACAAGTTCAAACGCACTGCTGATTTGCGTTCCTCCCCCACTCCTATATTTATAAAATTTCTCTTGGTCTACTTCTTGTGCAACATGATCATGTACTATATATTTCTTCTGGGTCTCTTGGTAGAATCTCTCAATCCAGTTTTCCAAATACCAACAGAGTTCACGAATTAACGAACGTTTTTCAGTATCCATACTTGCGGATATGTCCGCAACAAAAAAGATAGCAGCGTTTGTATCAGGTACTTCAACCGAACTCCAACTTCTAAATTCTTTGTCTTCCTTAATCGGATATACATTGGATACGTCCAATGGATCAAACTCACCTACGGAGATGATCCGTTTAAACGCATTCTTGAGTGTTCGTCTTTTGTGAAGCAAACTATTGTTGCCTACCTTTGCGATGCGATTCCACTTAATCTTTTCCTTCACCAAATCACCATTTTCTTTTGGTTGTAGATTTGGTAACTTAAGTTCATCACCTATCATGTCAAAATACGCATCCATGCTAATTCCAACATCTATTTCGTGTTCACCATCACCACTTCCACCCTCTCCAGGTTCATTGCCACTTCCATCCTGTGGAGGTCCATCACCTACTTCATCACCCACTCCAACTTCTCCGTTACCGACTCCCTCTCCATTGGAAGGTTTTCCGTAACGAAAACTTGGAAGTTCTACATGTGGAACACGAACAACAACAAAGTCTTTTCCTCTTCGTGTTATTCGTTGACCACCTTTTATGTGCTTCTTGAGTTTTTCGTCAACATTTCCTTTGACGATGTCTCTATATTCTTTGTGGTCTTCTCTGACTCTGCGTGATGGCATACTGTGAATGTCCGTTGATTATTAATCTTCGTCATCGTCAACGTCACCACGGGCAAAAATACTACCTACATAGGTGAGAACATCCGATGCACTATCTTCATCGTATCCAAACGAAGTGATAAGACGTTGCTTCAACGCATCAATCTTTTCAAGAAGTTCCTTATCAACAACAGTTGCGGTATCTTGAGCAAGAGCAGACAACTTGATGCTATCCTTGGTATCTTCAAACAACTTCTTTTCAAGTGCCTTGTAAAGTTGCTCGTTGGAATCATACTTAAACTCTTTGCCCTTGGCGGCAAGGCCACCCATGTAGTTCATGATTTCTCTGCGGAAATCATCCTTCATTCCTTCGGAGATTCCAATCTTTTCTTCAATGCTACGCATAAGTTGTTCGTTTGCTTGCTCATCCTTACCGGTGACGGGGTTCTTAACCTTTTCGTCTTGAATGTATGCCACGATGTTATCAATGTAGTTTGTGCAGAGTGCCTTTATTGCTTCTTCACTGCTACTAAGTGCTTGTTGTACTTCTCGTTTCACAATTCTATCGTATTCCTTTTCTACAAGTTCAAGACGTTCCATCATGGTCTTCTTTTGGTCTTCACTTTGAAATCCACTATAACTTTTCAATCCTTCACGGATTTGTGCAAACAACATAAACGGATTCAAACTCTTTGCACCCATTCTTGGATTAACGATTGCATTGGAAAACTGGTTCTGTATGAATCGTGCAGAAACTCCACCATACAATCCTTCGTTTGGTGACTCTTCTTGCATTTCCTTGACGTGTTCGTCAGTAAATCCATGAACACTCTGACCATTGTAAAGTTTTGCCTTTTGAATGATGCTCATGTCGTGTTTGGAACTTTCTTCCAAACGACTTACAACAGAGAACAATGCAGCCAAATACGTAGTGTGTGGTGCAATGTGCTTGTTGACCGACTTGTTGTTATAGAAGTGATCATAAATCTTTTGTTCTTCTGAAATCTTCAGCAAATATGGAATGTCCACCTTGATGGTTCTATCACGCAATGCTTCCATGAACTTGTTGTTCTTCAACTTTTCAAATTCAGCATTATTCGTATGTCCAAGAATAACTTCGTCAATAGGTACTTGGTTGAAACGACGTGGTTTAACACGATGCTCTTGGGTTGCACCAAGTAGGTCATACAAGAATTCGGTCTGCAACTTAAGGATTTCTTGAAACTCAATGAGTCCACGATTTGATACCAAAAACTCTCCGTCAAAGTCAAACGCCCGTGGGTCACTTTCACTTCCGTACTCTGCCAACTTGCGGTAGTTGATGTCACCTGTAAGTTCAGTTGCGTCTTGAGACTTCTCGTCTTTGGGTTGAAAAGTTCCAATACCCACCCGATTCTTTTCGGATACTATAACTCTACGAACCACTACATGGTCCAGAACCTTGCGATAATCCCCACCATACTGCTCCATCAACTTCTTATAGTAAAACTCATTTACAGGATTCAACGAACCATCCAATCTAATTTGATAGTCTGACTCTTTTATAGAAGCATTCAATTTGCCTATAATCTCCGACCTAACGTCATCTGGTAGCAACTTCAATGGTTCTTCATTCATGGGACAGGGTACGATTTGCTCATTACCCTCACTATCAACAACCTTCCAACTAAAACTATACAACGCACCCTCGTTGGTTTGTGAATATTCCTCAAGTCCTTTCTTCAATGCCGTGACGATGGTTGACTTACTACTTCCCACAGGACCGTGTAGAAGCAATACACGTCGTTCGGGTCCATAATGTCTACTTGCACTTTTGAGTGTATCCATCAGTTCCATTAGATTTTCTTCTAACCCATAAATGGAGATGTCACCCCGATCTTTGAAAAAATTATACTTTACATACTTTCTCTTGCAATATTCAATTTCCTCAATTCCATGTGAAGTTACCATATCAAACAAACGTTGATATGCGTTCCGAACAATCTTCGGATTGTCCTCCACAAGTTCAAGGTACTCCCAAAATGTACCTGTCCAATTTTGTACACGATAGTCGGAAACTGCCTCATTGTTCTCCCGTTTAATAATGGATGATAAACTATTAGATTTATCCGACTTGTTTTTTGAAGATTCTTTTTTATTTTCCATATGTTTATAACCTTATTGTTTTTTATTAAATACGTCAACCTATTTAATTGAGTTCATAGTTTTAAATATTAATTATTTTATACAATTTTGTTGGAATCTTCTTATACGAAGACTCATCAGTTAACAAAATGATATTTCGGTATTGATTCCAGTCCACTGAAAAATTACGGTCGAGGACTCCTCCATTTAAATCTTTTATCAATGCGTTCAATGAATTTATCGTGTATATTGTATTGGAATCTTTTTTGCGATGTACACTTATTGTATTTGCGTAATATCTGTTTACACTTAAACTATTCGGATTAATGTTGTAAGTCAACATTAAATTGTTCAAATTATCTTCATTTTGCAATACATAGACCTTTCCAAACAACACACTATAAAACTTAACTATCGCATCAACATCGTCATTGTACCCATCTACGGTACTGAAAGTACATAGTAATTGTGTATTCATATTGTAACCTATTATTACTAATAAATATACAACAATTTTACTAAAAGGTCACTTCACGCAAATCTCCATAGTTTCCACCCACTTCAACCCGAACTGGATACTTTCCACCATCATCCATTATCTCGGCAAGATTCTTCACCTCACCGAACTCCTCCCGTTGGATATCAAATAAAAATGCATCGTATGTGTATAGGAAAAACTTTATTCGTTTTCCGTGTATATAATCGAGAACTTTACGCATTATTCCACAATTTCGTTCAGTTTCGGCAGATTGTAGTAGATAATTGAAAACTTTGTACGAGTTTGTTTTGTCATTAAAAATTGAAGACTTTAATTTTCTTTTGTAAAACCAAGTTTCAACATATCCATTTTGTTTATAGAAGTTCCATGTTTCGTCTACGAAATCTGCAATTCTTGCCATGAACGGAACATTGTCACGCACATCATCGGTTATTCCTCCGTAAATCAAATTAAAAGTAATCTTCTTGGATAAATCATATTCTTCTTCAGTTAGTTCTTCTTTTCCGTGATACAATTTTCCTAAATATCCATGTAAAGATTCGTTGGGTAAATCAAACTCCACGTGATTGCCAAACAAACGAAGGTGATAACTTTCGTAATCCATCATAACGATTGCTCCGTCTTTTCCATACCGACTTACGAAACAATCTCTGTCACCGGTCTTTTTATTCAATGCAGCGTAATTAACTCCACCAAATCTATTACTCGGTCGGCCGGTGGGTGTTTTCATATTATATTGACTATATACCAAATTAGATTCATCCACCAATGATGAATCTCCTAAATTAAAATTATTCACATAAATACCCGACTCCTCAATATCCTTCAAAACATATGAAAACTCCGACTCATATTTGGTCATATTCTCGTCCACGGTATTTATATGTGGGTGTATACTATTGGAAATATCCTTGAAACTTTTTATCATATGCATTATTGGTATAGATCTAATATCATTACACCGAAATTTATCAAACTCAATTTGAGTTAACGTTTTGGCATATACATCCAAACCGATATCCACACAATTCTTCATATCAACAAAATACAACATATTCTTTCGGTCTAGCACATATTTCCTACATTCCGTATTTGCAATTAGTTGTAGCACCCTCGGTTCTGTGGAAATACAATCTGGATGTGAAAATGAAACCACATATATCTCATCAGTTCCATAATGGTGTATCATCAACACAAATGGTTCATCTTTTGTGGGATGTAATCCGTGCCGATACCATATGTACATAAAGCACTCCCCGGTGGACAGGGCATCAAACAACACACCAACATCCTTTCCAGTTTCAACAAATCGCATTTAGTAATATTACATCAGCAACTTCAATTTGTCAACTTCTCTTTTGACTTCTATAAAACTGAAATACATCTGATAGTTTGTCCTGCAATCCAGGTATCTTGGTATTTGCGTTCGTTACCGCACGATGGTTATATTCCGCAACCCCCTCCTCATACTCAACACCACCGAGGTTCACCGTGTTCATTTGTCCTGCAATTTTCCATGTTATCCCAACAATTATGTAAAACGGGTTATCTACAAACAACGATGCAGTGTGTTCACTTATTTCCACAATGGGTGCGTTCTCATCATTTGTCTTGCGGGAAAAGTACCGTCTAACATATCCAGATGCGTATTCCGAGTCATCTGGTTTTGGAAAATGTGGTTTGGGGTGGTCGGAATAAAAAGAAGTATCTTGTCGGGACAAAACTTTATACACATCAATATCGTCAAACTCACTCATACCTATATCACTTCTTTATCTCGTTGGAATTTGTAACATATGTTCCCTCAATTGTTGTTGTCCAACTGTTGTTTGATATGGAATCCGTAATTCCTATTATCGTAAAATGCCCTCTTGTAAAATATAATGTTGGTATTCCAGTGCAATTAAACGCCTCCATAACACGAAACCCAGCAATTCCCATCAATGTAATCTCAAGTTTTATCGGATTAACTGGTCCATTATAGTTCACATTATTCTGTGGATTTTGGTCATTCCTCATTGACTTCATTGCCCGTGGTCTATTGGTGTCCACCATTTCAATCTTTATTTCATTTGTATCAACACCATCCCACTCGAAAAGACCTTTCTCGACTTGAACCTCTATTTTCTTAAAAACTATATATCGTTCAGGATCATCAATGTCATCCTTGTCCTCTGCTTTTTTGGCAGATGTAGAATCCCCACACTCATTTGGAAGCATTTTGTTTATTATTCGGTCCTCCGAAAGTGGTTGGAATGCCCGTGTCTCCTTACTCGAATCCTTGGCATTTGCAGAACCCATTACTTCGGTTGCAACCTCTCCTGACAATTCTACCGATAATGACATTCCCTGAACAATGCTGTTTTTTACATGGGAGTTGAACGTATATATCTCACCACTCCTCTGACGTTCGTCGGTTGAACCTAGTCCTGAATAATTTCTATCCACAATTGCCATAACCGGACAATTCGGTACAGACTTGTCCTCCGCACCCAAATTAAAACTCCACAACCCACCGGATGCCTCCGACATTTTGTTCAATACGTCGGTCATAAATCCCTTAACATCCACCGACTTGGAGACCGCATCTTTAATAATTTCAACATTGATAAATAAATCTTTGAGTCTTCCGGAATATCCCCCCGACCCCTCCACATAATCTGGAAATGGTTTTACTGCCTGTTCCGTTATCCATTCCTTTTTCAAGGTTCCAGTTTTCTGATCCTTGACATATTCACGAATTTGTCTTTGATTTCCTGTACGAATTGCCTTATTTGCCAAAATTTCAAACAAATCATCACGTGGTGATAATTTTAATGCAGTTGCCAAATCGTCTGCTTTCTTCCCCCCAGTTGATGCAGATGCCATCATAGCAATCTTAAGTTCCTGTGAAGATACACCTCTAGTAGATGCAGATATAACTCGGTCAACCGATGTACTGGGACCACCATTCCTGCGTGGTGCAGTTGAATTTGGTATCAACAAAACATCACCATTTAAAGATTTAATATTCGGGTGAGCTGCACAACGGGTTCTTTCACATGTAAATTTAAATAATGTTGCATTTGAACCGTTTTTAGTTAATGCAGTTTTCCCATAAAACTCATTAACAAAATCCACAAAAAGTCCGAATGTAATATAATAACTGGTTTCACTAAACCCAAGTTCATAACTTGACTTTGCGTTAAAGGGGTCGGGTGTAAAATATCTTCCACGTGTAAATTGTCCCTTTGTTACTTTGTCCATATAAACACCATCGTCTTTACCAAACGGATGAGCATCAAAAGTCACATCAACACCCTTCGTATCATCAGACTCATCAAGGTAGTCGGTTAAATGTTTGTTAACAAAATCCTCAAAGTCCTGTGTTCTGGTTTCTTCGTCCTCGGTCACGTCCTCTTCCTCGTCCTCCGTCAATTCAGTGCCACAAGTTTTCTTACCATTCTTAGTTTTTTGTTCATGTGCAAGAGAACCGACATTTTTAATCTCAATAGAACAATCATACCCACCATCATCACGAATCGAATAATCAAAGTTAGTTATCATCCCAATTAAAAACATATAGTTTCCACGACCACGCATTATATGTTTATTTGCATATTGTACATCGTAGTGTAAACCCACTAAACCAGAAGATGCCACATCATCATCCCACATATCAAATGCACTTGACCAATCAGCCGCATCTTGACTGGATCCCTCATCCTTCAAATCTATCAACGCATCTCTTGGAAATGTGTTCCACCCCCACTCCAATACAATTGATATCCCTGGATTAAAAAAATAAGGTTGGAGATAGTCCAATTGAGACCTGCTCCAACAAGTTAATTTAATAGTACTCTCTCTCCCATTTTGCATATTGTCCACAACCTTTGAATCAATTCCTGTAATTCCTGGGCATGGTCGGTGGTGAAACATTTTCTCCTTTACCGTATGCGGTTTTCCAAATACATCATATCCAATGACATTCGAACTTGACTCTCTTGTAGAATCTTCGGAGAATCCATATATATCTTTGAAATCATTTACACCATGCATAACAAATCCAGTATATTTATCCGAAGACCCCTCGGGTTGATATAGTGAATTTGAACATATCCGAACCCAAGCACTTCTTGGCCCACGATACATCTCTCCTGTATATGGGTCGTTTGGATTATCCGGTACTCCCTCGGCAGATTCCCCATTACTTGTATAGTACAATCCAAAATCTCGTTCACGATTTGCAAGTTCATTTCTCACAAAACTACGAACCATCAACACATCTCCATAACTCGAATGAGATTTCGCATCCTGTACACTGGACTCATAAATACTACCTGGTGCGGGAGGTTTTGGTTGTTCATTAAACAATGCATCTTCTGCCTCGGCCATGGTTTCAAACTGAGGTTTGAATACTCCTGATACCGCATCGTAGATCCCATCAAATGCCTCAGAGAATCCTCCAAATGCACCTCCAAAAAGATTAGACATACCCGAACTTTCGTCAGAAAGTCCATCAAACAAACCGGAAACCTTATCCTTTATGGAATTTAATTTATTGTCAAAAAAAGACATCTATATAACCTTTCTATCGTTTGTTTATTTTATTATAGTCATGCAATATCTCCCCAAGTTCTCTTGGAATTCTAAGTTGCGTCCCTGGATTGACATACATTGTCCCCTTTATGTTATTTGCAATTGCAATTATCCACCAATGATTTGCATCTTCATAAAATTTATATGCAAGGTGGTCAAGACGAGTCTTCTCAACCATAACCAAAAATGTATCGGTACTTCTCTGCTTCACCCGTGGATATAATGTAGATGTAAATATTTTTTTACCTGACTCATTTGGTTTTGTTTTTGCGTTTTTATATCTCATATCAAAATATCTCTACTCTGCAAGAGTTTCATACTTGGACTTCAGTCTATTGAATGTTCCAAGTGCATCCTCACCAGGTGCCTTTCTATCCGAATCAGTTGCCGCTTCGTTCGTAGCATTTGGATTCGGCAATTCTGCCAATGACGGATCAATTGGTTTCTGCACATCATAATGTGTCAATTGATGATTAAAGTCACCTCTTGGCAATGAATTATCTTCGGTATCATGTACACTCTCCACCGTAGAGTCTCCAAAATGTCTAGCAATCGTTTGGGGTGCACGTTTTTCAAGTAATGTCATAGAAACTCCCATCGTAACCATCGTTGGATATTGAGCAGACCTTGAGTTGTTTCTAACAATCGAACCATTTAAATAATCATAGTTATTTTCCTTACCATGTTCATTTGAAACTAATTCCCAGGAAGCTTCAGTTGGTACAGTGGTTGATACATCCGTTATAATCACCGGTTGGTTTCGGTACATATCACCCAATCTAAACTTAACAAACGGAGGTATTATAAACGAATCCATTGCCGATAAAGAAACATCTGATGTATATCCTGCTGGTTTTGTTAATCCAACCAAATAATTAATTCGTTGCCACATTGGATGTAACTCCTCAATACTGAATGCTTGACATGTGAAGTCAATTGTCATAGTGCGGGTGAATCCTGAATATATATACACCTTATCTGCTCTTCCCAAATATTGCACCTCCGACCATGTTGCATTTGACCCTTCCGAAAGTGAATTAATAAATGATCTAAACGGTATGAATTTTTTGTTAACAAGATCGTGAAAGTATAGTGGAATTAAATCTTCATTTCTATATTTCCACTGGTTTGTAACATTATTAGGTTCTACCGTCTTTGTATTGTATCCATCAATTCGGAGGGATTGTTCGTCTTTGGAGTAGTCTGGTATTTTCTTTTTATCTAAATGTTCCGAGTTGTTAGTATATTGTTTGTTGTATGTCTGTGACATTGCCTCGTAGTAAGTATCCGTTTTGGCATTTTCACTTTTTTTCCACTTACCATCCACGAATTGAGGTGGATGCATCAGGTTTTCCATTCCAAACGCAGAACTCCGGCCGGTTGCCAATGTTGTTAACACCTCAGATGACTTTATATTATTCAGAACCCCTGGTTCGGTTTTCACATCCAATCTACTTAATACAGAATTGTAATTTTTTTTAAACTCAAGGAGGTCGTTAGCAGCCTTACCAAGTTCCGCATTCGCAGGTGATCTGCGATGTTGTGGTACTAGTTTCACGTCATCAAACTTTTTTTCTATATCATATTTTTTATCATATTCTTTTGACGGACCTCCGGCATACCAGTTATCCGGTACATCACGTCGTTGATCCAATGCAAGTCCAACGTTGGAATTTGTTGATGTGGATGTGGGGTCACCTGGACTTTTATATACCTGTGCTTTATTTTGTTCAAGTTTATCCCCAAGGTATCCCCTGGACTTTCCCTCTGATTTAATGGAATGACGTCGTATTTGATTTAATCCAGGTTGGTCGGATATGTCTGGTTTGGGAGATGGTGTCTGTGATTGTATGTCATTACCTACACTTGACCCACCCGACGTTCCATGTATATTGTGGGTATTTGGTGGTTGTCGTTTTAAACCAAGAAATCCAAACGGATCTTTTGCACTGTCTTCACTAAATAATGCCATATATATAAATATTCGGCAATGGGGTTTTTATCAATCTATGAAATTGGACTTGATTCGACTGAGGATGCAAGACCCTTATGCACCTTCCTACCATCAAGATTAACCGCAATACCCCCAGATTTCATTAAACCTATAAGTTCACCCAACTTTGCCTCCACATTCGTCATATCGGTCGATCCACCGGACTGACCAACGCTTGCCAATGTCTCCACAACAAGTGGTGTGTTTGACTCACCAGCACTTCTACCAAATGCTCCTCCCGAATACCTTGCAAGTTGGTCGAAATCTGCCGTACCTGTACTAGACTCATCGTCAAATATACCACTTGTCGGTGTGGTTGGTTCACCTTGTATAATTCCATCCACATCATCTACATTATTAAGTGCAAGCAGTGCGTATGCAAAATCATATATCGCACTGGTTGCACGGGATAGACCATCCACAAATTCTTGAGATGCAATTGACTTGAGTCCATTAAATGCAACATCAATTCCTGTCCCTGAGATTGATATGGTCGCCAATGCCTCACCTAATTTTACAAATTTTGATAATGCCGATTCGTCTATGTCACTCATCGTATCCATAATTTCTTCAATACCTGCCGACATTCCTTCCATTACATCTTCAACATCCACATCACCAATTGAACTTATATTGGAGAATCCACCGATAATACTTCCAACACCCTCTCCAAGAGCCTTCATTCGTTTTGACAATTCATCAAATCGTTTGGTTATATCTTCGTCTTTCGTAGGTCTCCACCACCAAGTCCCTACATCAACCAAGTCCATCATCTTCCTGACCCCATATTTCATATCCGCCATAACACCATCAAAATCAATGTCATTCAATGTACTCATAGTATCAATGTCGGAGAACGCACCGACAATGCTTCCAACTCCTTCACCCAAACTTTTCATTCTCTCTGACATTTGAGCATAGTAATCAGTTTCCTCTTGTTCATCACCAACATACCAACCCCATTCGGTTAGTTGCATCATTCCCTTAATTCCATATTTCATATCAACCATAATGTCATCCAAGTCAATATCACCCAAAGCACTCAAAGTATCTATGTCGGAAAATGCATCAATGATACTTCCGACTCCCTCTCCCAAACTTTTCATTCTCTCTGACATCTGAGCATAGTAATCAGTTTCCTCTTGTTCATCACCAACATACCAACCCCATTCGGCCAGTCGCATCATGGACTTTATCCCATATTGCATATCTTCCATAATACCCTCAAAATCAATGTTATTCAATGTATTTAAGGTATCAATGTCGGAGAACGCACCAATAATGCTCTGCATCCCCTCTCCGAGACTCTGCATTCTCTGTGAAATTTGAGCATAATAATCAGTTTCTTCTTCCTCGTCACCGACATACCAACCCCACTCGGTTAGTCGCATCATAGACTTTATACCCCATCGCATATCCTCCATAACACCCTCGAAATCAATTTCTCCCAATGCACTCAACGTATCAACGTCGGAGAACGCACCAATAATGCTCTGCATTCCCTCTCCGAGACTCTTCATTCTTTGTGAAATTTGAGCATAATAATCGGTTTCCTCTTCCTCATCACCAACATACCAACCCCACTCGGTTAGTCGCATCATAGACTTTATCCCATATTGCATATCCGACATAATACCATCAAAATCAATTTCTCCCAATGCACTCAATGTATCAACGTCGGAGAACGCACCAATAATGCTCTGCATTCCCTCTCCGAGAAACTTCATTCGTTTTGACATTTCATCAAATCGTTTGGTTGCATCTTCTTCCGATTCATCACTCCACCAACTGGACACGTCAACCAAGTCCATCATCTTTCTGATGCCGTATTGCATATCCCACATAATGCCATCCAAATCCATTTCACCCAACCCACTCAATATGTTCAAATCCGAAAATGCTTGAATTATACTTTGTACACCCTTACCTAGCAATGACATCCGTACCGAAAGGTGTGCAAAATAATCCGAGGCCTCGTCCTCTGTTTCAAACTCTCTACCAAATGTTTCAGGATTAACCAGTTGGACCAACCCTAACATTCCAGTTGTTATTCCTGATATCAACTCACCTACATTCATAGAAGCAAGTTCTTTCAATAAGTCCAAATCTCCAAATCCATCTATCAACGCACGGGCTCCCTCGCCGAGACCTCGCATCCGTTCCACCAGTTTCCCGATTGCGTCCTGCGACTTGCCCTCCGATGCCGTATTCCACATACCCGAGAATGCCGAGTCCTCCTCATCCTCAATTTCTTCATAAATCTCCGAGATTGAAGTGATTATCATTCTCATTGAATCTGCTATCTCACTTAATGCAGTCATATCTACTCCTGTGTCCGAAATCGCAGCCACTCCAGAAAGCATTTGGCCAAATCCTCCCATACCACTCATTAGATCTAAAGTTTCCTCCTCACCACCCAAGTCGTCCATCTCATCAAATAGATCATATATTCCCGCACCCAAATCATTTAGAATAGAACCAACATCTTTCGGTATTGCAGACAAGTCGGTGTTTATTATAGGAAGTACAACATTCTGTATCGAAAGTCCCACCTTAGACATCAACTCCAAGTCCTCTTCAAAGTCAGTTACATCCATTTCATAAAACAGTTCATAGATACCATATCCCAACTCATTAAGTTGGTCTCCTATGGTTTCTGGATTTATCTTAGACATTGCGTCTAGTGGTAAATTATTAAACAACCTAGAAACCGCACGACCTACACTTGATGCCATGTCCATTGCTTCCTCATCCACTTCCTCAATCTCATCAAACAATTCATAAATTCCCTCTCCCAACGTCTCCACGGCATCACCAAGGTCTTCAGTAAGATTTATTCCCTCAAATGCAGAAAATAACTCCGCCATAACATCCCCAACCAATACGGCAATTTTTAAATCTTTTCGGTCTATATCGTTCAATTCGTCAAACATTGCTTCAACACCCTCACCAAATCCTTCAAACACATCATCCCAATCGTCACCCACTTCTCCAATTGTTCCGAGATTACTAAAAAGTCCAGATAATACCCCACCCACACTTCTTGCAGCTTCAAGTAAATCATCATCCATACCACGCATAGGTTCAAACAATGATTCAACACCTTCACCAACAGATTCCAATACATCCCCGAAATCATCCGCATCAAAGTCAATCTCACCAACACTACCTATGCCCTCCAAAATCCTAGCAATTGCATCACCGACTCCAGACATTGCAAGTATTTGATCAGCATCAAATCCTTCAATGGAACTCATAAACTCTGTAACTCCATCACCAAGTCCCTCAAACACATCCTCCAAGTCCGTATCAAACTCGGCAAGTCCTTCTGTTCCAAGTGAAACCAACAATTGAGAGATGCTTGGTCCTATCGCACCCAGCACTGGAACAATTGCCGGGTCTACATCTTCAAGACCCTCAAAGAATTCACCAATACCATAACCTAGACCCTCTAGTATATCCTCCACATCCTCATTCAATTCAAGCAATACACCACCAGAAAACGCACCTAGTAAAGAGTTCATACCCTCCCCAATTATTGAAAAGTTGGGTGCGATTGATATATCCACATCCTCCAGTGAATCAAACATTGCTTCTATTCCGTCACCCAAACCTTCCAACGGATCTTCCAAGTCTGCAACAACCGAGAATGCCAAAAACTCTGGACCAAATGCAGATAGTAAGTCTTTCATACCTTGACCAACCATTGCCATCGTTGAACCCATAGTATCAGGAACACCACTCATTACCTCAAAAATGACATCAAGTCCATCCGCAATCCCCTCAAGGGAATCCCCCATTTCACCAATACCGTCAGCTGCACTTGCAAATACCCCAAGTGCATTTCCCACCGCCTCGATTTCAGGACCAACTTTGCCCAACCTAATAAATTGTTCAATTGGATCATTTTCAGCAAAGAACATACTCATTATGCCATATGAAGCCATGGCTGCACCGAGAACTAATATTGCACCTGCAAGCATAAATGCTCCAACTGCGGCCGATATCAATCCGGGACCAACTTCACCCAGGCCGGTCAAACTATCGATAACACTTACCAAACCATCCATTATAGCAAGCATTGGTTCTTGTAATACAGTCAACGCAGCCCCCATAAGAGCAACACCCACTGATGCAATTGAAGCCGCAATACCAAAGAAGAGCAATGCAGATCCTATGATATAGAGTCCGGCGGCCGCCAAAACAAAGACTAACACATTAGACCCAAGTTCATACATCACCGCAGTCAATTCTTTAACTTTGTCTCCAGAACTCTCCAATGAATTTAGACCATCAACTAACATTTTCATTCCAAGACCAGCAGTAAACAATGCAACTGACAATGGAAGTAAAGCCGCAGTCATTATCCACATGGACAACGCACCCAGTATTACCGCAGGTAAAATTGTTGCCAAAAATATAAAAGCCGCACCTAATCCAAAAATCATTCCAATAGCACCCGACTCTGCCATCGATTCAATCGCATCCCCCATCAACTTCATAGCAGAACCAAGTACCCACATGGCCGCAGAAACAACAAGCAATGGAACGGCAAGGAGTGCAAGACCAATTCCAAGTATTCCAAGTGCCACTGCACCAACTATCACCAACGGAGCAAGCAATGCTATCATTGACACCGCACCAACAAATGCAATCAATCCCAAGGCTGCTTCGGGTGCATCTTTAAGTGAATCCATCGTCATCTCCAATCCCATACCAAACAATGCCATACCTGCACCGGCAACCAACAATGCGGCCGAGAATGGTATCAGAGCAACTGTCATTATTCCCATTGCCACTGCTCCTAAAGCAATTGCAGGGGCCATTAACCCAAGCAATCCAAACGCAAGTCCAAGTTCAAACACAAGTCCAACCAAATTAACACTATCAAGTTCTGAAACTGCATTTGCCATCAAACTAAATCCAGCACCAACCAATATACTTGCAGCTGCAACTGGAATCATTGCGATTCCCAATACACCAAGTGCAGCTGCACCAAGAAGCACTAATGGAGCCATAAGACCTATTAACGAAACTGCTCCTGCAAATGCAATTAAACTACCTGCACTGTCACCGAGTGATACTATTGCCGGACCAAGTGTATCAATTGCATCCGACAAAACCCACGCACCCACTGCCAATATACCAACGGCTGCACCAAGAGCCATAGCCGCACCCGCACCAATTAAAATCGCAGGAGCAAGTATTCCTATGCCCGCAAATGCAACTTGCAATGCAATTACCTTTGCAATTGATTCCCACTCTAAAGTATTTAACGCATCTGTAAATGTTGCGAACGCACCGGACATTATATCCATTGCATAAGCCGCAGGAACAAGTGCTACACCAAGAACTGCAATTGCGGCCGCACCTGCCAATAAAGCAACTGCTCCAACACCACTCTTCATAATTGCACCGATGGCCATGATTGCAACAGTAAACGCACCCAATGCAGTAATACCAAATAATAAACCACCCCAGTTGACATCACCGAACATATCAAATGCATAAGCAGCTGGCAATAAAGCCGCCCCTATTGCAGCGATTGCAAGTGAACCTTTTAGAATTTTATCTGCATTTTGATCCATTACCTTTCCAATTGCATAAAGTCCACCCACCAAAACTCCAAGTGCAGCCGTGCCCTTTAATACACCATCCCATGTAACTTTACCAAATTCTTGAAATGCTTTTGCAGATACCCACAATGCACCCGATAAAACCAATAATGCGGCCGCACCTTGTAGGATTTTTTTCATATCAATTGAATTAAATTTTTCAGCAAAACTTGTTACACCCTTACCACCTTTATCTGTGTCTACATCAGGCATGGAATTCTTTGATACATCCGATCCACCACGGGTTCCAGATGAAATCGAGTCCGTTACCTTTTCCTGTGCAACATCCTCGGCAACATCTTTTGCTTTGTCTGCAACCGTACTCTTTATTTTATCTTTTGCCTTTTTCGTTGCACCTTTGACCGCATCGTCTGAACTGAACATTCCGGTTACCTTCTTTGATAATCCATCAAACATAGTTCTCATTTTCGATCCAAGTGAAGTTGCGCCGGTTTCTCCTCCATTAAAAAAGTCACCAAGTCCCTTTGTTAGGCCTGCAAGGGCCTCTTTACCACCTGTGAACATTCCTGAAATACCTGTTCCGACTTTTCCTATCAATGGACCCAATCCAAGTAACTTAGTATTTAGAAGAACAACAGAACCAATAATAAGTCCAAGTGCAGTATATGCAATATCCCCAAAACTTCCAAATCTTTCACCAAGACCACTAAAATCTCCTGTCAATGCTCTAACTATATCAGACAACACAGTGAACGGCATCAGTATCAATTTTGCAGTTTCAAATAGAACCTGTACAATTGGTACTATCAATGAAAAACCTACCTCAACAAGTGGCAATAGTTTTTCACCCAGTTCGGTCATAATTGCTCTGAATCGGTCTTTAAGTTCATTCATCTTGCTCTGCATCAACTCTTGCTTGATCATCTCCTCACCCTGTTGCTCCAAAGACTTATTATTGCCATCTTGCAGATCACTCTGCATTTGCATATACCGATTATACATTTTCTGTTGTTCGGCCGTTCCATGCTTTAATGCTTCAAGTTGCTTTTCACGGGTAAGTTGTGTTCCGATTTCACCCACAGTCATACCGGCTGCCTCTGCAAGTTTCTTTTGTTGGAAATAACTCAGTTCCGTCCATTCACCTGCCTGTTTTATTGTTTCCAACGATGCTTTTTGCATTCCTACAATGTCACCCTCAAAAGCAAGTTGTCTTGACTTTGCGAAACTTAAATGACGTCCTGCAAAAACCGATGCCTCCATTTCACTTCTAATACTCGATTCAAAATCAAGCATATGAGATGCAGCCCCACTTAATGTTTCAAGGGATACACCAAGTCTACGTGCTTCAACAGATGCGTGTATCAATTCTTTTGTACTTCCTCGTATCAATGCAAGAGTTTCATCACTTGCTCCTGCAACATCTTCCATAACCTTATCCAAAGGTACACCGGCAGCCTTTGCCATTCCAGTTGCAAGGTGCATTGCACTTCTTGCCGACTCCGCAGTTCCGTCTCCAACTCTTGATAACACATCCAACGCACCCGCAGCGTTTGCAGTTGATACCGCATGATTCTCTGCAAGGAGTGCAACCATTTCAACATTTTCTCTAGTTGCCATTACAAGTGTTCCAAACTGATTAGTCAACGCACTGGCTGCGTGAAATGCGTGTTCCAGACTTATCCCAAACTTTTGGAATTCAACATTTACATTCCTGGCAATATCCTCAATTTCCGCAGTCTGATCACGACCAAGTCCAACTTCACGTCTAAAGTCTTCGGCAGCTTTGTCCAGTTCAAGAAACCGAGAAATGGCAAGGCCGATCAGAACAAATAATATACCTGCACCTATGATGGCAGGTGAAAACAAATTGGCAAACATACTGGTAAGTCCTGTGATTTGCTTTCCCATGTCCTTGAAACCATCTTTAATTATGCCGAATTTTTCCGATGCACTTACTGGACCAAGAATGCCATCTTTACCATTCTGTTTGTGCAATTCTGCAATTTTTGAGGAGATTCCCCCGATGCCTTGGACAACTATGTCCTGCATTTTCTCTTTAGATTTCTTCATCGGTTCTTCCAATGCAGATCTCATAGCCGTACCCAATAATGGAACTTTACCTACAATGTCGAGCATTTTATCGTGAAATGCATCGGTCTGCTTTATTATGGAATCTGACCAAACTCCGGTCCCCGTTGCCTCAAGAGCAATTTCCTGAGTTTTCTGAGCAAGTCCCAAAGCCTCTTCTGCCAAATCATTCTGTTCCTCTTGTCTTTTAACCATCCGGTTCGCATAACCAATGTTTGTCGAATTTACGGATGCTATCTCACCATGAATCTTCTCGGCATCTGCCAATGCGGCCTGTTGATTTTGATATGCTTCTTGTTGTCGTCTGTTCAGATCATCGGTAAGTTTATGATAATTTTCCGGCAAACTTGCAAGACCAATCGGATTTTGTACAGCCTGATCGTACTCCGGCATATTCTGCATTCCTGCATCTTTATATGCAGATGCAAGTTCCTTGTTAGACACCTTCCGTGTTCCACGTTGAATTGTGGTGAGAAGTCCCTTGAGATTTTCAAATGCACCTTGTTGGATTTTAAATCCGTTTGCCTGACTTTCAAATTGTTCCAAATTATTTCTTGCCTGTTCAATTGTCTCCATTCCCTTTAGATTCGCATCAAGTGTAACAGAAATTTGACCAACTGCTTCATAGTTTCCGATTTCTCGGTTAAGACCCTCCATTGTGTCCTGTAGGAGTTGTGCTTCCTCGGCTGCATTTTTATACTCATCCGATGTTTTATCCATATTCACCATGCGTTTGGTTAAATCGGTATGCTCCGCACCAAGTTCTTCAACCTCACTTCTATAGTCTGCAATGTCGTCACGACGAGCATCCAGATATTCCCGTGCAGCCGAACTTTGTTTTTGCAGATCTGCAACATAATCGTCTGCAATTCCAGGCAAATCGTCACTGAGTGTACCTTTTTCTGCCGATTCCTGCATTTGTCTGGCAATATCTGTTCGTTTGTTCGCAAGTTCTTCCAGCCCAGACAAATCAACATCATTCGTAGTTGTGACAGCACCCAACCAATCCTCAGATGTGATTCCAGTGTTGGCTCCTGCGTTGGCACTTTCCGAAGCAAACTTCTTCTGTTGGTGCAGTGCCATGTCCGACGCCATATCAATATTTCTTGCAAGATGACTTGTTCCGTCAGTCATATACTGCATTGCAGTTTTATGTCCGTCTTTAAGAACTTCGACAGATTTCTGCATATCAATATAATTTCCCTCCGAATCTGCGGTTGCCGTTGCTGACATTTGGTCTGCCTGTGCAGCCCCTAGAGTTTCTGCGGCCGCATTCCGATTTGTCAGTGTGATTTCTTTAGCCTGTGTTGCAGTTGCTTCGTGACTATCATATTCGGCAGATAAGTCATTTACAGATGAAGTTGCAGTTGCAACTCCACTGGCAAGTTCCGATATATTTGACACCGCAACCAACGAACCACCAGGTTCACTTTTTCCTCCGACTTTCGTCCCATCCAATGTTGCGGTCTTAATTACGTGTGCAGATGCTCTAGACATCGCAGTATATTCTTTCGCCAAGTTTGCCATCAAACTTTGCATCTTTATTAAAGCAGAATTTGTGGACTTCGCAAGTCCTCCGACTCCAGAATCTATCTTTGATATTTCCTTTGACAACGATGCACTTATACTTTCGGTTGATGATATGACTTTAGAATTTGCATCCTTTTGTTTATCAACATAGTTCAGAAAACTATCAACAAAAGAATCTAAATCTTTTTCAAGGTGTTTATTTACACCTTTAGTTGCCTTCAATATATCACCTAAATCTGCCTTTTGATTTTTCTGTTTTCGCTTATATTCCTTTATAAACGATATCAAGTTTGCATCAGTTGCACCAACTGACTTTATCAAACTTTGATACAAGTCCGCATTATGCTTTTTGAGAATATCAATAAGTTGTTGAATATTCTCATTTTCAGATTCATCCTGGTCCGGTGGCATAATGATATTTCCTGTGGAACTTCACACTCATTTTTTGCGACGTTGTGCAAGTTTTGCAAGATTTTTTTGTAGTCGTAGTTGGTTTTTCTTACTGTTATCTGACAAACTTTCCGCATCTGGAAGCATATACTCTGCACTAACATAATCATCCAACGCTATCTTTGCATCCGCAACTGCACTAATTGCCTGATGTAACTTGGGGTCTTTCTCGGCAACTTTAAGAAGTCCCTTGGTGTAACCTCCCAAAATGGCAGTTGCAATTTTACTCAAAATTTCATTTATCTGTGCTTCGGTGTATAACTTCTTTTTCATTACAAAAACTCCTAAATATATGTAGATATATTCATAAATATAAAAGAACTCCGTTTTGTGTTAAAAACGGAGTTAAAATAAACCCAGTCAATGTATCAAAAAATTGACTTATTTATATGAACGTTTTGGTGAACGAGCCTTTGCAGCGGATGCCTTAGACTTTGCATCTTGTTGAGCCTTTTTTGCTTGCTCGTTTTCCTTGTTCTTTACATCGATAAGTTTCTTGGCATAAAACCTTCTAAGATGTATCGGGAGATTGTAGACAATTTCCTGCGTAAACGCACCTTGACTGTAATAAGATAAGTTAAAAACCTCTTCGTGGAGGTTGACCTTATACTCGGGCGGTAGGGTAAAAAAAGTCTACCCCAAGGGGCAGATTCATCCTTTCGGTATATCCCGTTTCTTCAGACTCAAAATTAAAGGTCAAATCAATATCAGGAGTATTTTCCTTAATGTGATTGCGGAAAGACAAACTATCCCTTGCAAGCAACTCGGTATCCACATATTTCTTAATCTTAGTTTTATCATCTTCACCATCAAGTGCCTTAATAACATACTTAAGACGTGTCGTAACTTCACTTGACTGGTTCTTATCCCTTGAAAACTTTTTAAGACTCTTTAGTTCTGCATCAATTGCCTTTTCATCCGAGTGCTTCAGTAGACTCCAATGTATCTTCTTCTTACTATACGGAAGTTCATATTCAAATAAGTTTCTTCCACGTTCTGCACTCTCAAAGTCAAATTCCTTATTATCAAGGTGAGTTAGATCAATTACATCTTCAACATCGTCACCAGTTGATGGGTCCTTAAATTTAACCTTATAGTCCTTACCATACGCAAGAATTCTTGCGGCGATAAAAATTGCATTCTTATCACCAACTAAAATATCGTCAAGAGAAATGCCAGGTGTAACAATAAGTTCTTCAAGCAATTTATCAAGAACAAGACCCTTCTTAATCAAGTTTTGACTGGTCAGAATGTCTTCTTCCTTTGCAGTCATGTATTTGATGTCAACCTTACCTCTTGCAAGTGGAGACTCGGGTGGGTAGAACCAACCACGACTTGGTAAATCAATAACCTCACTCGGGTATTGTGTAGTTTGTACCTGATCCGTTTGTTGTGAAAACACAGGTGCATCTTGCGTTGGTGTTGATTGCGATGGGGATGGTTGTGCCTTTTGTTGGGTCGATGCCGTCTTTTCCGCATCCCTTCGCATTGCTTCCTTAACTTCCGGTGGAAGTTCGACTGGTGTATTATCGTCTGCCATAATTTGTAACCTTTTTTAATTTATACATTAAACCTTAACAAAATATATATATTCGGTCAATGTATTTTTTTTTCTTTTTTTGATATATAATCAACCAGCAAGTGCAAATTTCATAATTTCATCATGCTCACTGTAGTCAAAGAAATTCTTATCCTTTCTACCTTTCCATGTCTTTAAGATAGTAATACCGATGTTAGCATCATTAATTACAAGTTTCTTCCCACCTTTCGTGACAAAAACCATTCGTCCGGAACTGGTGTCAATATCATAAGGTCTACGAAACTTTCCCTTTTGTACCATCTTTAATAAAAATTTAAGAAGTGCGTGGTATGCAGGTTTAAAAGACTCATCCAACCGAATGTCAGTTGAATTTTCCTCGGTTACCTCTTCAAAGAGTTCAAGAATAGTTTGCTTTAATAAAGTCTTATTCATATTAAATAAATATATACTGGCCAAAAAAAAACTTCCCGTAGGAAGTTTTTTTTTTGTAAAAACCGGAGTTGGTGTATTATCAATTTAGTATTGAAGAATTGCGTAGTCGTATGACAATGTCAATTCAACGGTCATTGGATCACCAGTTGCCCAGTCAAGTGTACCGAAAGTTGCGTTGTTGATAAACGCACCCTTGATTGTCCACTCTTCAACCTTATCACCAACAGGTCCGAGCATATTGAATACCAAGTCCTTCTTATAGAAGTCTGCATATCCGTTTCTTCCTGTAACTGATTCGTGGGAGAGACGAACCCATTCCATTGTTGCTTGCGCTGCACTTGGAACAACAGGATCATAAAGTGTCATTGTGATGTCTTGCCACTCTGCCTTACCTGCACGGACTTTACGTTTGATGTTGATGTGATCCAAGGTATTAACCTCGATTGCTAGTGTTGGACGTGACATCCCCTTAATAAGATATGCGGGAATCCCGTCAACGTACATAATAAAGCGATTTGAAGTTTTGGGTTCAAACGCCGTAAAAAACATTTCTTGTGCTTCGATTAACTCTGCCATAATTTAACTTCTCCAGTTTATAGTTTAGAACTTTTAGATAAATATGAATTAAAAAATCAAAAAAACCTTTTTTTCAAAATTTCAACCTCATTTATTTAATAAATATCAACAAAGAAAAAAATATATTTATTTATCTTTCCTTAATTTCTTTCCAACCAATTTAGCAGAACCATATAAAACTGCACCCACGAACTGGAAATGTTGCGGTCCTGGCCAAGGAAATGATAACCCAATCATACCAGTTGCAAACAAAGTTAATAATGCCATACCTTCAGGACCTGCAAACAAAGTTGATAAAGTAAATCCTCCACCAAGTGCAAGAATCATATCTCCCATATCAAAGTCGTAGTCTGCGTTACCCGTGAACGTCATGTTCAACCAAATATAAATTAGAATACCAGCAACTGCCATTCCTGCAATTCTCTTGGTTTTTGGATGTTTTTTCAAAAAGGCATCCAAGGCCTTGAGTTTTTCTTCTGTCCACTTACCTACCTTGGTACTTGCAAGATAATCACCAATTGCCTTTATTACGTCCTTGTATGCCTTGAATCCCTTTTTAACGAGTTTGAACAACCACTCCATGCTAAACTTAATCTTAGCAAAGAATTTGAATACAGTTTTATCAAGAAACAATTTAACCAAGTCCACCAACTTCAACGATACCTTGGAGGCCAATTCCTTTATAAACCCCCAAATCTTTTTAAGTCTACCTGGTATGCTCAACTCAGTCAACACAGAACAATCTTCGTCTAGTTTATGCTTACGCACAAACAAAACAAACTCATCATATTGCATTTCGTGCAAAATATCCGTAAGAGACATATCCATTTAAAATAAATATATATCGACACAAAAAAACCCCCCGCATATGCAGGGGGTTTTCTTTTTTGTTTGGTTTTTAGTATAAATTATCCTTCAAAACTTGCACCGGTCGGTGTAAGACTGAAATCAAGAATTACAAACTCAACTGCCTTTGCTGGTTGCAAGAAGATCTGACCATACAGAATGTTTCTGTCAATCAACGCAGGTGTGTTGTTGGTTTCGTCCATGATTACACGGTAAGCATACAGACCATGTCTTTGTTGTACACTTTCCAAGTATGGATTTACAATACTCAAGAAACGATTTCGTGTGGCAGCCACATTTTGTTCGAATATCAAGAATCTTGCGGTACTTGCAATGAACTTCTTGAGAGCAATCATCAAACGACGTACGTTAATTCTGTCAAGAGCAGATGGACGTCTTTGAAGTGTCTTTTGACCGAATGCCACGATGCCCTGTCCTGGGAATGCAGCGATTGGATTAACCTTACCTTCGTACAGTACATCTCTCTCTGCGAAGTTAAGACGATCCATAACACCAACTGCCTTTTCAATTCCACCACGATTCAAACCGGCAGGTGCGAACCACTCTGCGGAAACCTTATCGTTGGACGCATATACTGCTGGCATAACCGCACTTGGTGGGAATGGCATAATCTTGTTAGTGGATGGGTCGATAATCTTAACCCACGGATAGTATGTTGCAGCGTAGTTGGTATCAAGTGTTGTTACCATATCAACTGCGTCATCTACTCTACCTGGTTGGTTGGCAGCCCCAACACAATCAAGAATGTAGAAACAATCTTCACGGGTTTCACACAGATCAACTCCACGATTAACAACATTTCTATGAAGGTCGAGACTCAAACCAGGAGTCACAAGCAAGTTAATATCAAACTCGTCTTGATTACTCAAAGCCGCAAATGCTTTCTTGTATCCCTCTGTTCCTTCCGTATGTGGTCCGGAACAATTGAGTCCTTGTGCGTTTTGTGGTGAGATAGCCGCACCCAAACGTATTGGATGTGTAGGTGAGTGACCATCAAAACCACCTTGGAAACCTACGAGGAATCTTCTTGCACGAACATTGACATAATCATTTGTTCCAAGCAAATCTGCATCCACAGGTTCCGTGATATGTGTTTCATAATCACTACTTCCATCTGGCTGTGCGTCAAGACTGACATATTGTCCAGGTTCGTCAAGGTAGAATCCATTTCCGGCAACACCCGCACTTGGTGGGATTGGGGCAAACAATTCAATTGAGTTGCGTGACGATTCTGGTAGTTCAAGCAATCCATCAGGACTTTCTTGATTAAACACCGTACCACAGAAGTATCTTCCTGGGTTTTTCTCGTAATGACTTGCATAACTCCACTCTGGTTCTGGCAAGTTAACATTTGCAAGAGGGGATGCGTACGGACCATATCCGTATGGCATTGCATTCGCAGGAGCATATGCGTCGTCTGGCATTTCAATACGAATCCAATTACTCTTGTTTCCATAGTCACCATGCTCAATAATCTTACCCTTACTATCAACAGTAACTTTTCTATCACCGATAACACGTGGTAAGTATTGTGGACTTCCTGGATCAAGATTCAAGTTGTCATAATTTTCAAGAACTTCTTGATTCTTGTCATTATCGTTGAATCTACGAACTACCAAACTAAACGTTCCATAATCCGTTCCTTGTAATGAACCTGGAGTTTTAACATTGTAGATACCGACTTTAATCTCACGGTTTGCAAGTGTTCCTTGGTTGCGAGTTGCAACTCTGAACAAGTCATATCGGTCATCACTGATAAGTTGTGACTTTACCCACGGAGTCTTTGCTTCACTGATACCTTCGTCTATAAAATCCAAAGGTCCATCGGATGATGGTATATCAAGTGCAAGCTTGAATGATTGTGTTCCTGATGTTGCCTCTGCTACCTTACGTGCGGTGTCTTCAAAATATGAATACAAATATGCAGTTTTTGTGTTCTTTTGTGGTGCTCTTCCAAATACGTTGTTTATACTATCTGGACTTGCAGGATTAAGAGAAAACTTACTTGTTATATACTCATCTGCATGACCGGCATCTTCTGTTGGGTTTGGAAGTGCAATTTCCGCAAGTAAATCCCCATCGGAAATGTCTTCGTCTGTCATGTGTGCCTTACGACCATCTTCATATGCAAAACCTTGATATGTTGGTTCATCCGAACCTGCTTTCAATGTATTTGCAAGAACACCGATAACGAATTCGTCACCTGCTTCGATTGATCCAGATGTTGTCTGGGCAACTGCTTTAATAACCACAGGATTTTGTTGTTCATATCCTCCAAGTGAACCCACTCGAACGATTGTCACAACACCCTGGTGCTTGAGATACTGTTGTGCTACCCACGGTTGGTAATACTTACCATCTGGTGCGCCAAATAGATCTTCCAAATCTGACTGACTTCTTACTACCGTTGGTGCAAATGCTGGTCCTCTATCAAAAGGACCTACGATTGCTCCACCTATTTGAGATATACCTTGTGCCAAAAATGACTGGTCGATTTCATTGGTGAATACTGCTGGACTTACTACTCTTTCTGCCATCTTATTTTGTCTCCTTAAATTTTAGGTTTATATGATTAAAATCGGATGATTGACTTTTTATGATAAATATGAGTCAAAAAACGCAAAAACCTATATTTATTACTAATTTTTCGTATCAATATCTTTTAGATACATTCCCCGAGCAAAATCTGGACGACCTGGACCGTACTTTTTAGTTATTCTAGCAGACAGTGTGGATTCACGTTTCTGTAAATCAGAGTACACTCCACGGAGTTCGTCTTCTGCCGAATTAATTTCAGATTGTTGTTCTTCAATTTGTATTTTCTTCAAATACACCTCACCCAACTCCAATAACAATGACTGGTACTCTGCATTTAAGTTAGTGACCTCATCGACTTCATCGGTTGTAAATTTTATTTCATTAGTTTCCATATAACTAATATAAGACAAATCAAACTTAAAATCAACTATTATTTTTCCGAACAAACTTAATTTTAAATTTTTCCGTAGTCATCTTATCCGTAGTTATCTCTGCTGACCATACATCTGATATGTCAATTGTCAATGTTTCATCACAATACACCTTTGACTTCGAACCTTCTATGTCCCATAATAGATGACTACCACTTCCATCCTTCTTGAATGAAATGTAATACGATTCACCAAGTAATATAAGTTCATAATATGCTTCATCATTCCATGTATGAATTTCATATTCCATATCGGTATTTTCAAAATACAACTCTCGGTTCGTTCGTTTCAAGGTAAATATATTTCGTGACGGGAGTTCATCCTCACCCAAAACCCCTCCTGGTCCTGAAATTGCTTCCCCGGTAAATACCACCTTTCGTTTCGTAAGACCTCGTTGAGTTGTGGTTTGATTATTAAAAATCTCAGGAAGTAAATATGCGTTTACCGTTAAATTAAATGTCGTAGTTACCACTCTGTCATCATCAGATGGAACTTCTATTGTGTTGGAAAATCCCTGTACCGAGGCTCTGAATTTAAGTCTTCGTGGGTCACCCCAATAGTCATCACTTGCAAAATTTATTTTCTCTACAAGTGTATTCATCTGCTCAACATATTCGGTTGACATTGTAAAATCATATGTCAATACAACATGATCAGGAAATGTCACATTGTGTATCTCACCCGCAGGTTTAGTTCCAGATAATGCACTGAACCTATCGTACATATTATACTTATCAAATTTCTTTACGAACGGAACCGTTAAATACTTGTTGAATGTTACCAGTTGGTCATCACGTTCCATGTTACTTCTGGTAAATATTATCATCGGACGTTGCAGCTGGCCCTGCTTGTCTCTCAATACACCATCCTGTTGTATTGCCGCCCACCTTTCTGGGGATGCGTGTCTAACAGGAACTTCAATTGCCTCTCCTCCTGGACCCAGCACTCTTGGTTGTATTACATTTATAAAATACTCATATAACACATTATCAATATCCATCAATGTTATTGAATATTGTTTAAAACTCTCAGTTTCATCCATTCGCATTTTGGATGCACGATTATCAGTTTCCAGTGAGTGTTCTGGTTTCTTCATATCAGATCTGTACGCATCCTCCGATACACTCGGTGGAGTTGTATTCAATCGTGCCTTAAATTGCTCAGTTCCATCCCCACCAAGTTTTTTTAAAGTTATGAACGGATTATTTACTGTATCATAATCTGCCATTATATATCCCTCTCAACAATATTCAATTTACTAATGCGAGTCATATGTGCATTTGATATCAAACTATAATTTTTCTCAGGCTGTCCTCCGAGATACTGATTTTCAACAATATTGGATATTTCAAAATACGCATTCTCCCACAATACAATATCTCCAACTTGTGGATATACATCTTTCATTTCACACAATTTCTGGTGAAATCTAAACAATGTTCCCTTCTTCACATCTGGACCAAATCCCTCATATAATGTGCTTTCTGGATCAGTTTCGACTAAACAGGTTGTTTGTACACCTTGAAAATAACTTTTCTCAACACTTTCACCATACAAATTTGCAGATGTTTCATGTGGATTAATTTTATATATAACGACAAGTTGCTCAATTATATCTGCCATCAGCTCACCATTTATACTATTCATAAAACGCACATCTCGTCGTGAATAATATCTGCCGCGTGACCTTTCCATACTATCCTATGTATAAAAAGTTTGGAACTTTTCTCAGATTCTCTTGCAAATTATCAGATACTTGATTAAGTTGCTCACTTGTAGTGCTACGACTCGTAACTTCCAAATCCTCACGCAATTCAGTAATAAGTTGCTCTTTCTCCGAAGCCGCCTCTTGACGAAGTGCATCACCATCAAGTGAAGTTTCTCCTCCAGGAATCGGAATACTTTGATATTTTGCACGAATTGATCCTAATAATTCCTTGCACGTTGATAGATAATATTTCATTATCCACCTCTTTCCAACATCATTGATAGTTGCAAAACTATGAAATTGATATGGGGCATTACTCGCATCCGTTACACTTTCATGTGGTCTGTGGAGCTCCGTGTCCGAAACATCACCATTTGTACCATCGTCAAGACCAGATTGAGTTTCATCAACGACAACCTGTTCAGTTGTTTCCTCCGTAATCTCCGTTTGTGTTTTTGGCATTACGTTGAATTCATCAGCATCGACATATCCCTGAACCGCTGCTATATCACGTTCTCGTTTATATACATAATCAAACCACAGTGTAAAATCTTTTGTAGGTATCGGGAATATTGTGAGTTTGTTATTTATTATTTCAAACCCGTATGAACTTCTTCTGACTTGTTCATTAAACTCAATTGCCTGCAATCTCATTAAATCCTCGTTCACCGGTCTTAGCAAAAACTGCGTTCCTACCGGGTGCATCCCGTTCCACCCAAACTCACTTAATAAATTTGAATGTGCCATGCCAGAGTTTGCCATTGGGTCAAATATTTTATTTAAACTTGGTGGTGGGTTGTGAAATATTCGTTTAACCTCAATTCTTTCTAATTTTTTCTCACCAGTTCGTGGGTCTGTATAGTATTGTGTGAATAATCCCTGCAAGTCATATGTCTGCACCCCTGCTTTAACCTCCAAACTTGCCTTTCTCCAGTCAACGTTTCCACCTGCTCCGACTTCCGCACCATATGCTTCTGCAAGTTTTAAATAAAATGGCAAAGGTTGTGTTTGTAATACCGATGTTGTCAAATTCACACTTGTGGATGTACCTCGTAAACTATATAAATTCTGCTTAATTGAAAATTGATTTATTTGTGCACTATATTCGGCAATTGCCTCTTCAAGACAAGCATAAAATTGCACATCAAGCATTTCAATATCAACGACAGGATATCCAAGTCTAGTGGCTGCCCAGTCAGCAGCCTTTGGTGCAAAATTTATAAATTCAGAGTCGGTGTCAAAGAACCCAAACGGAGTCTTTCCTATGGGTGAACTTGCAGTACCTTCCCACCTAACTCTCTCTAGTTCCGTGTTTTCAGTATCTTCCATGTCTATAAATATATTGTTGTATCACTAATCGTTATAAAATAAAAGAGGGGTTCAAACGAACCCCTCTTAAATTTTTTGTTATTCCAAACAGAATTACAGAGACTCTGTACCTGAAACGGAGAGTTTTCCGTAGAATTCTGGACGAACCATCTTCTTGGCATAACGGGTCATTACACCACGACGTGGAGTAAAGTTGACCGGATCGTATACCAATGGAGTTTGGATCAACGGAATGTACGGAGCATAAACTGCACCTGTTTCTAGGAAGTTAGAACCACGGAATCCAACAAGAACTTCACCACTTGTCATGTATGGGTTCTTGTAAACTTGGAAACGATTGTTCAATGCACCAACCTTGGTAACACCCATTGCGAACTGGGACTGATTTCCATCAGTGTCAGCAGCGTATCCTGGGATACTTTCAAGAACGGTTGCCACTTGTGGAGAACAAACCAAGAAGTTTGCACCACCACGAAGAGTCAATTGATGAATTGTGTTACTCACCTTTTGAATCTTTGTGCCGAGCTTCTGGAACAATGTTCCTTGAGTCTCACCACCTGTAAGAGCAGCCGATGCGTCAAAGTCACCGCCGTCTGTATGTGCATTCGTAAGAAGCATGTCAAGAATTTCCAAATCAATTTCCATTGAAACGTATTCGGAAAGAAGTGACGTAAGTTCTGCTTCTGCGTCAACACTATGGTAAGCATTGAGGTCTTGTGCCAACTCAGGTGTCCAAACTGCCTTCAACTTACGTGTCTTTGCAACGATTGGTTCACTCTTGAGTTCCAAGTTAACTTCGGGAATTCCGACGTCATCACCGGTAGTCTTTGCATCACTGTGGAAGTCTTGTTCAGAACTTACTTCGAAGTCACCACGTGTGCTATCAGTTGTCTTAACATGGTAAGTAAGTTTACCAGCGTCTGCAACTGCATCGTCTGCGTCCGTGATCAAGTGAACGGTTTCACCGTCAGCTTGCAATTCCGCACCTGTGATTCGGTATGTATCGTCACCTACGGTGAACGCACGTGCTCCATCGGCATCTGCGTCTGCTGGTGCAACGATGTAAGTTTGAACCACCTTTGCATCGTCACCTTCACCTTCTGTTACTGCAACAATTGCAACACTTGCGGCTGTTTGTTTATCATTCAACGAATAACCATGACGACCTGTGCCGTAAAGACCACCTTCTGCCTTGTCGGTCGAACCGTGCTTTGCATTTGCTGATCCACCGAACAAACTTGCGTTTCCGGTAGAACCTTGTCTGGATTGGTCTGATCCGTACTTGAAGTCCAAGTAGAAAATCAACCCAGATGGAAGATTCATTGGTTGAACCGAAACGAATTCCTTCGCTGCGATTTCTGCAAACACACGACGTACGAGGGGAAGTGCTACTCCACTCCATTCCTCAGAACCGGAACCACCTGTTCCACTTCTGCCAGCCTCGTCAATCAGCTGCTTTGCTTGGTTTTCAAGAAGAATAGCCATGCCACTCTTCTCTGTATCGTTTCCGATACCTTCTAATAATCCAGTCTTTTCCCACTTGGAAACAAGACCACGGGTTTCTGCCATGAGTTTTGCTTGTGGATTTTGACTATCTTTTAGTAATTTACTAATTTCGCTCATTTTATCAATTCCTTTGATTGTTAATTTTTTTGATTTTACTCAGCAATTCCGGCAAGTTTCTTGAAACGGTTGGCAAGGTCATTACCTTCCGACAAGATTTGCTTGGACGGTTTTGTTGATTTAATTGCCTTGGATGCAAATCCTTCAGACAGTGTCTTCGTTGACTTCTTTGCAGGAGCAGTTTCTACCTCTGCGGTTGGTTCTTTTGATTCAACTGTTGTTCTGAATGATTCTCCAAGAGTTGCGTAGACCAATTTTGCTTCACGAACGTTCTTCGTGAGGTCAAAACTTTCTACGACCTTCAATTTTTGATCCTCTACCAACGCAAATTCCTTAAACAACTTATTTGTATAAAGAAGTTTTGCATTTAGCAAATTCACTTCGTTCAACTTACCACGCAAATATTTATAAACCTTGCGGTATTCATCGTTTTCTTTCTGAAGTTTTTCATTGGCTGTCTTGAGTTCTTCAAGTTCTTCCGTGGAGTCTTCGTCCACCACATCGGCAGATTCTTCTTCCAATTCTTTAAGAATCTCTTCAAGATTGATTTCTTCATCTTCTTCTTCAACGACGTCTTCTTCAGCCACAACTTCGTCTTCCTCAGTAACGGCCTCATCTTCTTCGTCTACGATTTCGATGTCAATTTCTTCTTCAAGATCGTCAACAACTTCTGTATTTTCGTCTTCCTCACCGAGTTCCGCATCTTGTGCGTCTGTTTCGGGGAGTTCTTCGTCATCACTATCTGCGATGTCTACTTGGTTGTCTCCGTTTCCAATTTCAGAAGAATCAGATTGCTCTTCAACAGCATCTTCGTCCTCTTCCTCAACTTCTTCCTCATCATTAATTGCCAAGTCATCTTCTAACTCTTTAATGATACTTTCGAGATCAAGACTATCTTCGTAAAGATCGTCTTCTTCAACTTCATCAGATGCTTCTTCTTCAGCAGCCTCTTCTTCTTCAGCTTCTTCTTCAGCAGGTGCTTCTTCTTCAGCAGGTGCTTCTTCTTCAGCAGGTGCTTCTTCTTCAGCAGCTTCTTCTTCAGCAGCTTCTTCTTCGGCAGCGTCTTCTTCAGCTTCTTCTTCAGCAGTGTCAACTTCGTCATCCTCTACGGCAACTTCGTCATCGGCAACCTCAAGATCATCTTCGGCAACCTCAACTTCGTCATCTTCAAGTGACTCGTCTTCTCTTAGTTTCTTTGTAAGCATACTTTGCAATTTTGGAGCAAATGCCTCCTCAAGTGCAAGTCGTGCATTAGCAAGTGCAGTCTCACGAACAGCCTTCGCATCAGCAATAGCCTCTTTCAATAATTTACTCATGGTGTAATATTTTCCTTGATTAATTTTCTAAAGTCATTAAGGACTTCAATCAGGTTAAAACCTTTGGTCTTGTTTCCAATCATGTGGAAGCATTTTGAAATAATAAATATATACTTACGTATGAAAATATTAAAAAAAATAAAAAAAAAGAGTGGCAACCACTCTTTTTTTTAAAAACTTATTATTTTTTAAGTAAAATCAAGTAATAATTTTCTTATTTCCTGAAATTCTTGCCAAAGTCTCGGATAGTGTACATCCTTGGAAGTTCTTAACCACACCTTCCTTAACTTGAAAGGTCTTGCCGTCCACTTCAAACTCATCCTCACCGGCCTCTTTTGCTTTACGAACCGCATCACCAAAAGCATTGCCTTCTTCGACTTCCTCTTCGGTTTCGTCTTCTTCGGAATAGCATCCAGATTCTTCCTTAACTTGAAAAGTCTTACCGTCCACTTCAAACTCATCCTCACCGGCCTCTTTTGCTTTACGAACCGCATCACCAAAAGCATTGCCTTCTTCGACTTCCTCGTCATCTTCTCCGGTAAATTCTTCAGTGTCCTCGGATTCATCCAAGTTGGAATCTTCGGTTAATGTGTAAACTTTTCCATTAAATTCAAATTCTTTTAAATTTTCCTCACGTGCCTTACGAACGGCAGAACCCCATGCGTTTCCCTCTGAGATTTCTTCTTCGGTATCAGAAGCATCATCTGATTCTTGCTTTTTTAGTATAGCAGCCTTAAGTGGTTCAGGAAGTTTTTCCTGTGCTTTCGTAAGTCCTTCAAAAAGTCCCAATTCATCGGCAACTTCGTGAATAATTTCTTTAAGTTCTTTTCTTGTAATTTTCATAGTTAATAATTCTCTTATGTAGTTGGTAAAATGTCTTTAACAGTACCCAAAACTCTTCCATAGTTTTTAAGTAAGATTCCTCTATAGTCGGTAGTTACACATGACTCACAGACGTCTGTCATTGATTTAATATACGTATCCAATTCAGTACGAAGATTTTCCAATGCAAGTCTATGTTGATTGTTTGACAATTCCACATTTTCGGTAAACTCTGTCTTGAGACCCTGTGTGATGATAACACCCAATAATCTATCAACCTGCTTTGGATCAGACATTCCCTCCATCACACGGGTTGCTACATTCGTAAACACAGGAACTACACGACTTTCAACAAAATCTGCATTATCCATCAATGAACGAATGAAGTTTGTGATCTGTGTATTATCCAGTTCTTGTAAAATTTGATCATTGTCACCATTCAATCTCGCAAGGGCATCGGATGCAGACATTTCGGCTTCCATCAATTCACCATAATACTCATCGGATGGTATAAATTCATATATTGTATTATGCTCGGCCTCATAGTACCCACCAAAGTGCGAGTCATCTGACTTCACAAAACTAAAGTTATGTTCACGGGCAAACTCATTTGCATCACCCACCGTACCCTCACACACAACTCTGGTTTCATATCCGGAAAATCCCATAGTTTTCTGTACAAGAGATCCCTCCACTTCATATGGGCAATCCATTGCCTCAAGTAAAACTTGAAATATATAATCCTTCAATTCACTTCTCTTCATTGGTAGTTTCCTCTTGTATTTCAAAATAACGATTCAATATGTTGCCCATATCTTCGTACAAACTCTGCATACGTTGTGTGTAAACTTGACGCTCACTTGCCGTCTTGTAAAATTCCTTTGCAAGAGTTTTAATTTCTTTTAAGTTTCTTTTTACACTCATTGCATCAAACCAATCATCAGTTTCGTTGAGAATATACTTTGATGCGTTATCAACGATATTGCATATATCTTCGGCAACATCCATGTCTCTTGCTTCGAGTGCGATGTATCGTTGATATTTACCAAACTTTGAAATCTTTTCGGATGCAAGTTTCTTTTGATCCATAGATAGACCTTCATCGGAAAACCTACCTGTCTTTGGGTTAAACTCATTTATCTGGTCTCGTTGCTCCTTTGCAACTTCCAAAATACTTTCCTTAATCAGTCGTATAACCTCATTCTTTTCCATATTAAGATTCTCCAAGTCCACCCAAGATTTCGTGAATAATCCCCTCAACCTTACAATACTTTGAGCATACTCTACCTTCAGTTACAACCTTCGTGCCACTTGGGTCAACCGATTCATTCAAATTAACTGGTTCAAGAAACGCACCTCTTGTAGAAGGATTGCTCACAAAATCAAATGCGACCAATTCAAAATCATCGTTTACAAGTGTCTTACCTTCGGATTCTCTGGTAGTTCCCATTCCACGTGAACTAATTCCAAGTGTGATTCCTGACTTAAATAATTCTTTCAATATATTACCCGATGGAGTGCCAAGTACTTCAACGTCTCCAACCAAACTATCACCGTCCCACCACATCTTCTTAACATTGTGACTCACATTCTGCAAATTCACCACTGCACTATCTGGATGATCAAGTTCACCCAATGCTCGTTTATCGTCAATTAATTCTTGATATTTACCAGATTCACGTTCCAACAACTCTCTGGTATATACCCTTCCATTTTGATTCTGTTCACGGGCTTTTTGCAAAACTCCTCTGACGATCAACCGACCATCATTCTCGGCAATGCTCTCCGAAATTTGCTCCCGAGTAAATTCAAAGGGACGTGTAGATACTATCACTTGTTTAGCCATTTCATTTAATAAGTATATATGTATCGATGTTTATTTTACATATCAGTAGTATTTTTTATATCACACAACAAAATACTCAACACTAAATTGCAATTTTAGTTGCCTTCTTAAAATTATACACAACGTGTCCAAAGTCATTGGTGCTTCCAAGTTTTGTTGAACCGTCGGAGTCTTCTAGAAATATATCCGAATCCATGCTAAGTACATGTGTGGTATCATCAGACTTTACCTCCAACACACACCCACCTCCATAATATGTTGCAGATGCTATCTTATATCCATCCGATTCAAGTATAATTCCAAGATGCCTCACCTCATCCGATAAATTGACAGTCTCAGTCACCTTCTCAGGTAAATCATCGTGCTTCGTGGATGCAATTTTCTCGGAATCTTTGGTAGATATACCAGCAGATATTTTCTCAATTTTAGATAACAACGATTTGCTTATTCTGTTCTTATCCAACTTACCCGTTTGATACGCATGAACCATTCCAAATAATCTTTGCTGAGAAGATGATACTGCTCGTTCTTGGATACCCTCATCTTTCTTTTCAGACTTATTGGGAGTTTTTGAGGATTCCTTTTCCTCCTCCTCTTTCTCCTTCTCGTCTTCTAATTTTTCTTCTTCATCCTTTGCAACATCAAATTGTTTATCTCCGTCCCGAGTATCCCCCATTGGTTGTATCTTCATATCAGACGTGGTAGGTCCAGGTCCATCGGTATCTTCAGGAGATAACCCAAGTTGTGCCATTGATATTCCAAGTTTAGCATTCTTTATCATCAAAAACACAGGTTTCCAATAATCGTCTTCAAGTTTCCTACCTTCCTTGGATTTCGATGCCTTTTTTGCTTTTTTGGCCAAGTCCACCAACGCAGACTCGTAGTCTGAAATTGAAGTGTCCGTGGAAGATGCACGATTTACTGCATCTATATCAACCTCACGTATCTTACACGAACATTCGGACATTACGCATCCTCGGTTTGAACAACCTCCGACACTTCATTGAAAGTCGTCTGCTCGGTCTGTTGTTGGGCAAGGTCTCTTGATAGTTGTGAGCATACATCTGCAACCGATTCTATACCCGTTAGCAGATTTTTTATACAATCTTCAGGTGAATTTTCTTGTAACGAACTCAATGATGTGACATCTATGGACAATCTCACATTGTATGTGTCATCACTCTTTTTGTAAATATTTGCTTTTGCAGATGCATCTTGTGTATTGGCTTTGATTTCTGCACCCCATGTGCTTTCCTTCCAAGGTGACCCAAGAGAATTTACAATATTCTTAGCATCACCCCGATTTGCAGACTTTCGCACAGGTCCAGTTGATTTATTTTGTTTGGATTTCTTATCAAGCAACATATCATTTGCCGACACCACATCTAATCTAATACTATTCTTCATAACTTTTTTCCTTAATATCTTTAACTTTACTCAATATTCTAAATATTTTCTCATCAATATTCGATAAGTATCTATTGGTTGTTTTCCAAAATGCCCCAGTACCAAGATTGGTTTCTGTCTTGAATCGTGAACTGACCCGCAACAACTTTTCAATTTCAGTCAACAAACGATTGACTTCCCTAACAGTAACTCCTATCTTCTGTGCAGGACTGTAATCTGCATGGTCTCTGTATAGATGATATAGACTTTTCCCTTCCTCAAGTTTAACAGTATTCAGTGCTTGGTTCTCGGTTTTCTTGAAATCAAATACTTCCGCAGTATCTTTTATATCTTCCTCATGATCGTCTTCAGATTTATCCGAAAATGCAAATGGTGTCTGATATCCATCGACATTTGATGTCGCATTCAATTCCTCAATGGAATCTTGTTCATGTTCCCAGTCTTCATGCGAAATTTCGGGGTGTACGGAATTACAATCATGTGACTCGGACATAACCTCTCGCACTATTTTACGAATAATTCTACGAATTTGAGTTTCAGTCGTTGCCATGCTTCTCAAGTTCCTTAATCAATTCATATGACATAAGCAATGTAGAAACTTGTGAATCCTTAACAAGACGGCCGTCCGAAATCTTGTTTAGTTGAGAAACTACTTCTCCCAACTTAATTTTAACCACTTCATCGTCTACACAGGTATTTGTTAATTCTTCGAGTCGTGATTTCACCTTCGGTATCTGCATATTTACATACTCACGCAGACTATTGGTATTTGAAATATTATTTATATAATTCTTAAGCAACAATTGCTGATCCTCGTTCAACGCACTATATTTTTCATTAAACCTATCGACCAATAATTTATAACTTATTAAACGCAGGTCTTCATTGTGCTTCTCATACTCTTCCTCAATACTGGACTCTTGTGTGGTTTTTTGCCTACGTTTATTACACAATTCTGAAATTACCGTATTCTTGGATTCGTATAATTCTTTGGCATCACAATACACATTGGGTGACTTACTTTCAAATAGTTTGTAAATGCTTGCATATGTCTTATAGTTGGAAATTTTTGACCGCAAGAAATCATCGATTGGATATGCGTCACGCATTTCACGCACCAACTCATATCTAAGTTTTGCCAATGTTTTTGAATCCAATTTTTTATGAGACTCAGAAACTGCATCCACCAATCTCTCCGCATGAACTGCATCGGATGCAGACTCTTCAAGTAATAATTGATACAATCGTTGCTCCTTTCCAAGTGCAGTGTTCTCAGCAAAATACTTACGCATCAACCGGTTGGCATGAGATTCCTTCGTATCATCCAATATGTCCGCAGTTATCTGCCGAACTAGGAGTTCAAATAGAATGCCGGTATTCTTAAATTTACTGTGTTTTAATTTTTTCACGTGAAAATCAAACTAATATATATGAACATAAATATAGATATAACTATAATTATCACTTAATATTTTTTAAAAAATTACTTATTGATTAAATTATCTTCGTCCAATATGCTCCCAGTGTTCAGTTTAGGGGTTTCATCGGAAGAATTTTTTTTAGTTATTTTTTCCTCCATATCCTCTACAAGTATTTCTTTTTTTGACACCGACGTCTCTTTCTTTTTATTAAGATATACATCAAGTTGTTCCAAATCTGCCTCAAGTTTCAGTGGACTGTCACTCCAATTTCTACCAGAAACCTTGCGTTCAGTTGCTCCAAGTGGGTCACGTCCCATTGGTTTGTTATCAGGGTGGTCGTATTTTTTATTAGCATTTTTTCGTTTATTTTCTTCTTTGTGTTTCTGATGTACTCGGTCTTCCGGTTCCGCATCTTTGTCGGTATCCTCAAACTCACCAAATCCCCATTCAGTTTCGTTGTCTCCTGCGGGTGGTGGTGATGACGGATCGGCAGGGTCAGTTCCCTCATTCTGTATGCTCTCAAGTCTATAGTATTCTTTGGCATCTTGTACAAAATCTTGACGTATTTCCTCCACCTCTTCTTCGGATAGTCCAAAAATTGAATCATACACCCACTTCTTGGAGAACATCTTGGCATCCAGCATATCTCTGGAAGTGTTCAACTTTTCACTTAAAATCCTGACCCGTTCTTCTTCAAATATAGTAGACGGATTTGTAAGTTGTAAATCAAAATCCACCAACTTGGAGTCCGTATATCCCTGACTATATAAGTGTACTACCGCAATTTTAGTTAACTCACTCAGCATAATTCTCTGAACTCGTTCTATTGTTCTTGCAAACCGAATGTCCTCGGCCGCAAGAGTTGCCTTACCAGTAATTCCCTCTTCATATCCAAGAAAGGCCTTGGGAACTTTGAGTGCGGCCATCATTTTATTCTTAACATACTCAATATCCTCCGTACCGTCATATGTCATTCCACCCATGTTCTCAATGCGAGTACCACTATCACCACCACGCACCGGCATGAAGAAATCTTCGGTCATATTTTGCATATTAAATTTTAAATTATAGTCTCCAGTTCTTTCATCTACATACGGAACTTTCTTCATTTTGGCAATGACCTTTTGCATAAATCCATCAACCTCATTTGGTGGAATGTTACCAATATCAATATAAAACATTCGTTTTTCAGGAGCTCTCATTATTCGGTGAACAAGCATAGCATCTTCCATCAACTGCAATTGCTTCCATACCCGTCTACCCGATTCAATAACACTTTTTCCATACGGAAGAAAGTTACTATCACCCAACATTCTAAAATGTGCTATTTCATAGTTTTCATAATCTGCCTTATATGCACCCTCTTGTTTAAAAACAACATATGAAGGATTTTCCGGATCAGTATCCTCAATACGAGTCATTTCGTATGTCGATATGGGTTTTACATTAAGTACACCATAGTCTGGTTCAATTTCTAGATGCAAATAAAAATCTCCATACTTACACATATTACGAGTCCACCCCCACAACGTAAACTCAATATTCAATATATCATAAAATAAATTTTCAAGGATACCCTTAACATTTGAATCATTGCTTGAGATTTTTAAAATATCACCAAATTCACTTTTAGTTGTGGATTCATCTGCATATATGTCAAGTGCACTTGATATGATTGGGTCATTTTCCATCATATCGTAATCACTAAATAATTCTAGTCGTGCGGTTTGAAATCCAATGCTATTGTATCTACTTGTATAATCACTGTATAATGTGTGTAGACGATTATACTTATCTCGCAACTTACTTGTATATTGGATATCATCCGTATCCACCACTTTAAGTTTTTTACCTCCTACATTCCTAACAATTACATCTGAAGAAAATAATTTTTTAAGTCCTCCGAATATTTTTCCTGATCGTGATTTTTCTGCCATAATATAACCTTATAAATGTATGATTGTATGTAATATATATGTATTTGTCAAACTAATATATACATCACCTCAACTCACTTGCGGCTCCCACGATGTCACCCCCATCAAATCCTTGAAATGGTCCAAGTGGATTTCGTTCTTTTTCTATTTTATCAATATTCTTCTCACCCGAATATAATACATACTCAACCGTACCATCTACAATTAAAATCAACACACTAATTTGCCAACCGGTTGTATGTATTGTTTTTCTAAAATTAAGCATATCCAAAAACAAACTTCCTTCTCTTTGATTTTTCAATCTTTCCAAATTTATTTCATATGCAAGACCATCCTCCCTCGCAGCCAGCATTTTAAGAACCCCGGACGGCAATTCAATTTTATTAAACAAAGTAAATCGTGACGGACTATCCAACTTGAACTTACTCATCACATCAAGATAAGTAAGTCTCTTGACATTCGGAATATTCTCCAAGTCAAGTCCCATTGCCACCAAGTCTGAATATTTCGTCTCCCCAACAACAATCTTGTTAACCACCCCCTCAACTTGAGTGTATGATTCAAATGCAGATTCAGTATATACTCCCTGTGTTGGTAGTAACGATTGTGTGGTACATCCACCAGTAAATATTAGTCCCCCAATAGTGAGTATAATTTGCGTTTTCATAATAATTGTCTCCAAGTTGATTTATTTAAGTAACCAGTCCAAGCTTTCCGTTCCTCCGTGTGGATTTTTCATTTCATACGGATTGTATGGCATACCGTTTTTGCCAATTGGTTTTTGATGGTCATCATTCAATACATTATTACTAGTCCCCATATAATCAAACATAGTTTTTTGCGTATTCATGCTCTCGGATCTAAATCTAAGAGCAGTGTCTCTGACCCACAATGCAATACACAGACTCATTACCAAGTCATCTGTATATCCTGGCATTGCTTCTGCCTTCATGCCACTCCATATGAATGTAAAAAGTTCCTCTACAGTTCTCTCTGAATTTATAACTAGTTCTTTTTCTCGCATATATGTTTCCATCTTGCTTATTACAAGTGGTCTAGTTTTTGTAGACATCGTAAATCCAGGAACTTGCTTCTTCTCCATCCGGTTTATTTTATTTGTATGTTGTGCAAGTTCATCAACATATTGATAATCCCTCTGTGTGTAATATAAATTGGCATATCCGTGGTCAAGTATCTGTTGTAAAACTGCCCATCCAATATTAGCATTTTCAACAACAAGCAACGCACCGTTATATTCAGATGCAACTGCAACTAATAAATTTCCATAGTCCTTAGTTTCCATATCACCACGAAATTCCGCGACTTGTCGTAAACTCTCAACATCAAACACATGAAATGCACTTTTATCTTTTCCATCACCTCGGGCAACGTCAGCTGCAACCACATAATTCTTAGAATGATCTGGATACTCCCAAATCCAGTATTCTCTATTAACACCCCGTCGTTCAAGTGGTTCTTTCACAACATTATTTTTATACCACTCTACAATTGTGGAATCCACAACCGAATTACCACTTGTAACAAAATCACAATCACATTCTTGCGTTGCACCACTCTCTCCCAGCAATGTAGTTTGCTCATCCCTCCATGACTGATCTCTGTCCGGATGTAACGACCAATGAAGTTTAATTGGATTGAATTGATTAGATCCCTCCATCGACCCAACCCATGTCTTATGAAAAAAGTTACCAATTCCATTTGGAGTAGATAGCAGAATAGAACGACCTCCTGTTGTAATCGTAGATTGCGATGCAGTCCATATTTCCTCCATGTTAGTAATAAAGGCACACTCGTCCACTATGAGCAAACTCAACGAAGATGAACGGGATGCGTCTACACTACTCGACGCCGCACGAATACTACTTCCGTTTTTGAACCTCATGCTCAATTTGTTTTTTTCCGTACACTCACTACGTAACCAAGAAGGTAAAAAGTCTGACATATGCGTTACTTTGGTAACAATATTCTTTGCCGTCTCTTGATTGATTGCTATACAAAGAATTGACTTGTCTGTAAAGAATGTCATCAACCACAATGCGTATCCCGACACAAGTGTTGAAATACCCATCTGACGTGCCTTTAGGACTATATTAAACTGCTCATCTTTAAAACTCTCAAGAGTTTTCTCCTGGAAGTCGTATAAATGAAATGGTATTGTACCAAGAGTCGGATGTTGTATTTTACAATACTTTTTCATAAAATACACAGGTGACTTCAGACACTCCGCATACTCTTGTTTAATTTTTTCTCTAAGTGGTAGATCTTTTTTTTCGGTCATCCACTATAAATATGTATATATAATCTTTTTTACAAAAACAAAAAGTTGGAGGTATCGTCTAAAATTCCATTCCTTCAAACTTTTCCAGTTCAGAATCAATTTCCACAAGTCGGTCATTAAGTTGCTTCAAATCGGACTCCAATTCTTTCATCAAAGTTTCCTTGCTTGGAATATTCCACTTCTCAAGTGTACCATCTTCGTTCAAAAACTTAGGGTCTTGTGTGATATAGTTTCTAGACTCTTCCATCTTTATACGAGCATCGTTCAAAAAACTTTTCTCGTTCTCAAGTATAGTTTTTTTCTCATAGTCTTCATACTTACCATCTTCTCGTAGTGTTTGCTCATGTTCATATACACAATCAAAACACATTCCTTTCATGGCAACCATTCTTTTATCCAAAAACTTAGTCGTGTCACATGTACAAACTTCCTTGGGACAATTTGGTGCAGTTCTAGTCATTTTCCGAACCTTATCCATTAAGGTATCCGTTCGTACCTTTGTATTAGCACCAATCTGTTTCCACTCCTTTCCGTCTTTGTCTGTCCAAATTTCTCCGGGTTGACGAATGACAAGTTCTTCAACTTCTCCCTCGTAACCATGCACTTTGGGTATCTCTTCACCCTTGAACAACTTACGTGAACGTTTAATCACGTGCTTCAAATCTTCTTTATCCATTTTAGCCATAACCTTATTATTCCACTTTTTTTGTATTTTGTCAAATACTATGATAACTTTTTAAATTTAAGTATACATTCTTCTAGAAATATGTTTATCAAATAATTCCCATATTGAATTCTATACTTCTTACGTTGGGTGTCCGACAAATCATATTGCATAAAATATAACTTCTCTGTACATGAACTCGGTGGTCTCTTGCGTTCTGCAATCGCATCTATAATTTTTCTCACTGGAGCATGAAGTTCACCATATCCATACAAATAAAACAATGATAATGAAGTCTCCTTTGCCTCATCTCTGATATCCGATACAAAATCAACATCAAGATAAACTATCTGTCGTGGCAACATTGCTCGATGAGATGTAGTGAATTTAGACGATATATCATATACATACTTCTCCGTCTCATCTTCTGTTAAATAAATGTTTCCATTCAGTTTTATCATGTTATGCTATCCTCTACACAACAATCGTATATGTTCCTTGTTTTGCCACAAAGTTTGGTTTTACCATAACAGTCATCACCACAAACATAAGATTGTAGGGTGACTTCTCTTGAAGTATTCCAATTAAATTCAATGCAGTCTTTCTATCCTTTACATGAATATAATCACCCACATCAATTCTATCAAACAACAATGCCTTCGTAATATCAGGTATTGCTTTGTCGGCAACATCCATAATGTCCTTTTCGGATATTTGCATATGGTCGTGCCTAGACTGACGTTCACCTGCGTGTTTAGTCTTGTTGATCTGAACGGAGATGTTTACTTTATCACTCACCGTTCCAATGACTGCATCCATGAGTTTAATCATATTTACCCTTCTTTAAGTCCTTTCTATCGTATGCCTTTTTATTTTTCATGGGTCTGCTTTTCGGCATAGTTGGTTTTCGCACCTTTTTATATGCGTCCATTTTTGTCATCAACTTTTGCTTTTTTGCTTCCGACAACTTTTGTATTTTGTGGACAAGCATTTTGATGTATTCCTTTTTGCTACCACGACCCTTAAAGTATGGACTTTTATCACTAAGCATTTTTGCAATATCAAGCATTGCTTTTAATTCTTTTACATCTTCTTCGTTATCTTTGTTCTCGTTCATTTCAGTCCATCCTGTTTTTGGTACAAATTGGTATCTTTCAAGTTCAACACCTTTTGGAGATAATACCATAAGAAATTCATTTCCATTGGCACGAACTTTTTTGAAAGTAAATTTATCATTGGGATATTGTTTCTTCCAATCTTTCTTTATTTCGTTTGCAGTTTTGTATTCAATTTTCTCGTTTACCGGTCCGTCAAGTTTGGTAAACTCCACATAAAACAATCCAGTGTCGGAGGATTCAAATGGTTTTCCACCAACCTTATCGGTATGTTTCTTGGCATCTTTTCGTGTTTTAAAAACATAAGGTTCTAAATTTCCATTCACATATCGTGCCGATACCTTTGGTTGAGAACCATCTACACTGAGTGTTAACACTCCGTGCTTGCCTTCTTTTGATTCATTCTTAAATCTATCTGGATCAAGTTTCGGATCATTTATCCCAAGTGCGTGTGATATATGATACTTCATAAGTTGATCAATGATATTAGTCGTGGCATATATAGATTTATTTTTATTCAGTCCAGGAATCTCATCCTTTATTTTTTTAATAAATTTTGCAAGATGTCCCTTTCCAAATTTCTGATCCTTTATCATTGTAAAGATATGTGGGTATTTTTTCTTAATAAGTTTATAAGTTTTACCTACGTCAAATTTGACATTATTGCGTGAAAATACATCCGAAAGTTTTTTTGCAAGAGTTGCGGTAATGGCAACTGCTCCTCCCGTGATTCCAACTATCGATGCAATCGTAAGTGGGTCTACTGCCTCCGCAAGTTCTTTGGATTTGTTTCTAACCCGCATTAACCTTTCTTTCTCCTTTGCCTTTACCTTGGGTAGTAATTTGCGGGCAATTTTTTTAATGATACCGGGTCTTTTTGCAAGTTTCTTATCAACCACTTCTTTCTTTCCAACGGACAATTGTTGATATGTCTTACCCCCTGTCAGTTTTTTTACAAGTAAGTTTTTAGCAAGTTTCTCCGAACTTGATTTTAATTGCTCAATTGACTTCATTCGTTTTGCACGGGATTTTCGTTTAACCGCACGTTTTTTTGCAGTTCTTCTTGCCCGTTGAGACATCTTTCTTCGTGCAGACCTGGAAAGAGTTCGTTCATCTACCTTCATCTTAAAACCTCATTATACCCATAATTTGGTTTATCGGTGCGAAAGTGCCTGTCAATTTATATGTACCCCCTTTATATTGGAATACAATTCCCTCCGAAGGTGCAATCGCATCCGTTCCTCCTATGGCATTCAAACGAGCAAGATTCTTGTTCAACTTCTCCATGTCTTTCTTAAACTTCTCCGTGGATTCCACAGAGCTCATTTTCTTTTTCTCCAGAGTTTTGATGTGGGTATCCAATGCTTTAGCAATATCGTCAGAACCACCGGCTGCCACAAATCCTTTTACGTTTTGTAACACTTCTGCACCCAACTTCAAAAAGATGAATTGAAATGGCCACATATTCTTTTCAAACTGCTTTACTATATCTTCTTTTTCAAATTTGTTTACCCACGCAAGTAGTTTGGGTTGCTTGGACAGATCCATACGTATCGTTGTAATCTTGTTTGATTTGTCGTTATATGCCCACCTACCTATCAGTGCTTCATATACGTTTGACGGAAATACTTCTTTCTTTTGTGCTTGTTGTTTATTCAAAAGATTTCTCCACCATGCATCATGATACTTCATTATCTTATCGTTATTTTTTAAATTAAATTCTTTTTTAAGTTTATCTATCATAGCAGAATACTTTGCGAGGGATTCACCGAAAGATTTGCTTTTAGGCAATTCCACAACAATCGGTGCATTTAACGAATACCGACTTTGAATATTAGCATTGATTTGTCGAAGCATTCCCTCCAACATTTTCGCAGAACCTTTAAGTTCACCAGTTATATCATTCCCATCAGAATCTACTGATACTGGCAATCCGGCCGAATCGTATGCCTGTGTTCCGTGGAATACCAACATATCTTTGTTCTGTGGTATGACATTCTGTGTTGCGGGTGTCATTACCTCGATGTTCATAAATCGTTCACCTTCCTTAAACACCTTATTCTTCTGAGCATCACTTAACTTGGATATTGCCGTAGACAAATCCTTGACTGCGGCCACGAATGCGTCACGGATATTTTCTGGTTTTTCCGAAAACATTTCTTCAATACCGGCAACATCTGGAGCAGCTGCGCCTGCATTCTTAAGATGACCTTTGTTTCTTGCCGATATTAGTTTTCCGTCTTTCCAACTGAACATTAGGTTTTGTCCATCAAGTTTTTCCGTGACTTCCTTCTCAACATTTAGTTCACCTGATAAAGATCTACGAATCATTTCCTTGAGGTCTGCAAACGTTAATTCCCTATCATCAAATGGATGGCTCATATGACCCGCAGCTCCACCCTCTGTTATAAGTTTACTTTCACTTACCAGTTGACCCTCGACACCTGATTCAATCTCGTCAGCATCTTCCGACTCTTCGGCATCAATAACAAACTTGGATTCCATATCCTCATCACCCTGCTCGTCACGTTTGCGGATGGACATATCCGCACCAAGAAAATCCACAATCTTAAATCCGACTACCTCTGCGGATGATTTTATGAAGTTTTCCCAAGTGGCATATGCCTTCTTTGAATTTTCGAATTCTATTTGATTGGTTGGTGTCTTCTCATCAATGTCCCCAGATGGAAAAAATGAAACACTTGGTACGGGACCAGAATAATCCCCCCACATTCTATAATCAGAATTCCGTGATGTAGAATTCTTCCCAACCACATAATCCAATACTTCATACCCAAGCATCTCCGCACGACCTTTGGTATGAGTTTCATATGCGTCTCCTGGAAAATATCCAGTAGGTCCATCATCGACCATCGTCTTTCCCAATCCAGAAACACTACTAAGTTCCAATATATCTCTGGGTAGGGTATTTACGAAAGTTTCAATTCCAGGATATTCACGAAGAAATCCCTCAAAAATTTCTTCGTTTTCAAACAAAGTACTAAACTTCTTTTTCAAATACACATAAATCTTTTCGTCATACCAACCAAACAATTGCTCAAATGCTTCTACTCTTTGTGCATCTGTATACTTTGGACTACCAAGAAGTTCACGAATATATGTTCCGTTTACTTCCTTTCCAAGAACCTTGATGCTCACATGAGGAGCAACAATAAAATATCCGTGTTTGGCATATGGTTCTAAATTGTTTTTGTTCTTTGCATACGACTGATAGTATCCAGGAGTTCCGTCCACCTTTTTTGTTTTCAATCTACCTGCATCTTTAGCACCAAAAATATAAACCACCGCAGTTTTGTTCGGGTCATACTTTTTTAATAATTCTTCACACACATACGGATTCTTAACTTGAACAACATTCTTTACTTTATGCTTTGTCCATATCATTTCCTTTTCTTTAAAATTCAATGGACTTTTAGTTGCATCTGTTTTGTTGCTAGTCGCAACCCATGCTTCGTCAAATTGTTTGTCCAACCACTTATATGTTTTATAGTGGTGCAATCCAGCAGGTTGAAATCTACCAGGATATATTCCAATCACCTTTGTAATCTTGGGTGCTTCGGCAAGTAAATCACCAAGCATATACTCCGTTAGATCAGAAGTGAGTGCGTCTGTCCGATTTTTTGTCATTTATTTAGTAGTTCAGTCAACATGGTCCGAATTTCATTTCGCAATTTCTGCTCATATACTTTATTGGACAAAAAGGCATTCCATTCCTTTGAATTCATATCATCAATATCATCTGCTATCTTGTTAAAACCTTTTCGTTCTAACCAACGAATTACTTTATCACGTGCCTTCAAGATACTTGAATGCAATCCCGACATAAACTTGATTGCCTTCTTGTATTCCGAACTATCATATTTTTCTTGTATTTGTTTTTCCATTATCGACTCCTCATATTGAGACATATAAAAATCTTCGTCTTGGGCAGCTGCCTGGAAATCTCTCCATGCTTGCTCTGCGTCTTTTCCAACCAATATCACTTTACCTTTAGGGTAATACAATATTTCATCACCCTTCTTAAACTTAACACCGCCCTTTCGCAATCTGCGTTGAACTGGTAATCTTTGCTCACCGGAAACTCCATCGTATTTTGACTTCATCCAAAACGGATCATCTTTATATCTCTTATACTCTTCAATACCCATAATTACCCTTCTATATATTCAGTTGGTTTTTTTGTTTTAAATACAATTTTACACGCATCCTTTTTCTCAAAGTACATATATGGTGACTTTTTTAAGTAAAATTCAGTACAATGATAAACGACACCCGTGAGTATGGGACCCTCGGAGGACTCACCCTCACTGAATATCCCTATAAACTCATAATCCTCAATTGAATCTTTTACAAGTTTCTTTGCCATCTTGTCTGCCCACGACCTATTACCATCTCTCTTTGAAGCATAACTGAATTTTTTTCCAGTCGCAGCCAATTCAAGTTTCCAGGTGTCCCCAAGAGATTCTGAAATCAATTCTGAAATCAATTGGTTGGTATCGATACGAACATCATGATCCATTAGTCAAACTTACTTGCCTTTATTTTATTAAAAAATCTAATAAATTGATTTTTATTAAGTTCTAAACTATCAACCAACCTCGACAAAACTGCAAGATTCTTTCTTGGTTGCAAATCGAACTTTTCTATGATGTGGATAGTTCTGCCCAAATATCTCTCCAGATCCATTGGTAGTGTCACATCCTCCAATGGGTCTGTTTCACTCTCGGTATCTTCGTCTTCACGAAGTCTGTTGCGTTTATCACCACTTTTGGTAACCTTGTCATGTTTCATCATCAAACTAATCCACTCTTTTCCAATTGGATTGCGAATTGGTTTTGCAACAAACTTTGCAGTTGCTTTTAATATAAAAGGAGCAAGATCAAGTTTTCCTGGTTTTGTCTTACTTCTTAAATCTTCTGAATTATCTATGATGGTGAAATTTTGCTTGAATGCACTTTGGAATCTTCCCATGTTTTTTTGCACGTCAGTCCAAACTGCTTTCACTAATTTCCTTGGAAGTTTTCTTGCACGAAATGCGTTTCTTTGTTGAGCAACTTCAAGTGAAGTATTAACAAACACCATATAGCAATCATAACCAAGTTTTTCCAACTCTTTCTTTTGCTTGGATATTTTAGCATAGTCATCACCCGTTCCGTCAATAATAACACCAAGTCTTCCGTTTTTGTAATGAGCAAATTGTTGTAACATTATTTGCTTTGCCTTGGAACGAATTGAGTTTGGGTCATCACTTGTAATTTGATTAAACACCTCGTCATCCAATGAACCCAAGTCCAAACTATGACCTGCTTTCTTAAGCAAATGTTCAAACGAACTATCACTATTCACTATTTTCAATCCAGAAGATGTCAAAGACTTTGCTTCAGGAGCAACATTAAACACAGTGTCTATTACTGCTGACTTACCAGAACCAGGACCACCGGCAAGAAATACTGCCTTCAAAATACCAGGATCATATACACCCTCAACTAGAGTAAAATAACCCTTGCGAAGTCCTGCTTGAATTAGAGTTTCTTCAAGTTCTTGCTTTTTGTCGGAATTTTCCATAGATACAAACGTCCTTAGATACAATAAATATATATCTAAATATGTTTATACCCCATATTTTATCCGACTATATCCATCTTTAGATTGAATTTCTATAATCTCATCAACCATGTCACGCATAATATCAAGGTGACTGATTACAAGAATAAACTCAAACTGACCTTTTAGGTAAGTAAATAGATTAAATACACTATTGATGTTGTCTCCGTCCAACGAACCCCAACCCTCATCAATTGCCAAGAAATTAGACCTCGGTAGACTTGAGACGTTTATGAGTGCAACTCGCATAGCAATACTGCTGATAAACCGTTCCATTCCACTACACATTTCGAGTGGCCAATGTCTGTCTTCGTATACAATCTTAGAGTAGATGTGCTTTCCGTCCATTTCAAGTTGCATAGTAAAATCAACGATTTGTGATAGAATATTATTCACTTCACTTTCAATACTCGGAATTGTTTGGGAAATCAGTTCATACGGAATACCATCTCGTTTAACCGCATCCAAGTATAATTCATAACCACGTTTCTTTCGTTCAAATCCCTTTGCCTCTTCAATGGATTTCAGAATATCATCGTGTTCTTTTTCAAACACCTTTACTTCACCAAACAGAACTTGAGACTTAGCAGTTTCTCGTTCAACATCAGAATCAACTACTTTTAATTCGTCTTGAATCAAAGACGCAGACTTTTTAAGTTCTTTATTGAACAATATGGTATCACGGCATTCGTGGTACATAACAATCTTATCTGCATTTATTTTTATATCCTTTTCCAACGACTCTATCATAGAAGACAACGCAAGTATCTTGCTATCCTTTTCATTTATTTCATACGACAATTGCCTAACTTCATTACGTGCATCTCTAAGTTCTTTGTAGTTTGTCTCAATTTCATCGGCATCACCCAAATCTTCCAAATAACCATTTCTAAGTTCCACCAACTTGTTTGCTTCTGCTTTATCTTTATCAAGTGCTTTGCGGGTTTCATCTTTTGATTCTATAATACTCTTTGCATTTTTTACGCAATACTCACACTCGGGGTCATAATCATGATCCTTGAAATGCTTTAACTTATCCAACTTAGCATTAACCGAAGTTCGTAATACCGCAAGGTCTTTATCAACCACCACAAGTTTCTTTTGAACTTGCTCAACTCGTTCCCTCTCAAACTCCACTTCATTCTTTTCATGTGTAGCAACCAAATTCTTCACTTCTTTTCTTTTTGTAGCAAGTTGTCGTTTTTCATTGGACGTGGACTCTCTGGTGGAATTTGCAGTGGTTAATCTTTCTTGCAGATTCTTTTGTTCAAACTCAAGTTCATCCAAATCCAAATCTTGCTCTTCAGTAGAACACGTCTTGTATTCGGAGTTTATCTTAACTAGTTTTTCATTCAACTTTCGTTGCTTCGTGACATATCCCTCGGTTAAAGTTTGTTGTGTAGTATACTCACCCTCCTTAGCTTCCAAGTTTTTCTGGTTCTCTGCGAGAATCTCACTGAAATCTTCACGATTAAATCTTTTAAGCAACGCATTAACCTCCTTAATATCTTCCGATGCAGTTGAGTGAAGTCTATCAAATATATCAATACCCATGAATTGTGCAAGAAGGTCTTTTCTTTCACTTTGACTTTTATCTATAAAAATAGAATTATTATTCTGCAAACTGAGTGTGGTAAGAACAAAGTCATCATACGAACCTACGTGGTCACGAATAATCGCATTAGTACCCGACCTCATCTCTCCGTTCAACGAAACCGTATCTCCATTTTCGTCAACTTTCCAAAAGTCAACCGAGACAGTTACATCTCCATTCTTTTTGGTGGTGGCCACTCGTTCAATATAATAATCCACACCTTCAATTTCAAAATTCAACTTACACTTAAAATCACTACAAGTTGTATTAAGCACATGAGCTGCCTTGAATGCTCTATCGCATTTGTCAAACAAACAGAAACTCAAAGCACTCATAATGGAACTCTTACCCGAAGCATTTGAAGCAAACAACCCCATGACACTTTTCATGTTGGAAAAGTCAATAACGTTTCCGTCACCATAACTGAACATATTTCCGAACTCAAATGTCTTGGGTTTCCAAATACAATTGCGAAGTATTTCCTTGATAGTCAACTTTCCATTGACCTCCTTGTTTATATCAAGTGCGGTTTTTATCTGCTCCTCGTCTACAACAAAATTACGAGTTAAATAATCTTCTATCAAGTCATTCTGAACAGATGTCTGTGTTATGTCACCAAAATTAAACTGACTATCTCTATCAAACTTTTTTGCTTCTGAAATTGCATCGCACCTCGTAACATTCAAATCCGTGATACTTGTATGCTTACGAATGTCCGCAAGTATCTGTTTGGTCTCGGCTGCGGTTGTGTTGTAAACCTTCACTCGCAACCTTGCCTTGTTGGGCAATAGACTCAAGTCACTAACACACGCACCATCACGCACGGTTATAGTATAATATCCATAGTCGTTGTGAACCTCTACGTGCTTTGGTTTGCGTTCCTTTACATCCCACAACACATATCCATGACCACGGGGGAGTTCTCCGTGGTTTTGCTGAATCATACTACCCGAGTAAACTACAACCGGTTTACTTGGATTGAGCCTTCGTATCTTTACGTATTTTTCTTTAGTTTCCATCAAGTGCTATTCTTAAAATTTTCTCACCAACTTGGGCATCCGTTAAAAATGGATTTAACTCAACATGACCACCTTCTGGAAAATAAACATTTGGACCCAAAAATGGTTTACGAGTTTCCAGACTATTTGTATCACCTCCATTTTGTTGCCACCTAATTCCCTTTGGGCCGAACATCTGATAGATATAGTCGGTAGTTATTATTGTTTTTGTACCAAGTGCAGATGAAACATTTGTAAGGCATCCCTCACCCCCGATAACATAATCACAATTCTTCATCAAACTTGCAGTAAATGAAAATTTGCTAGTTGAATTCAAACAAGGATAATTCTTTGAAACCTTTTCATCAATACCCAATGCAAACAACATAATTTTTGGGGAAATCTCCAAGCAGTTAATTATGTCAAATACATTTCGTTTTCCACTTCCGTACCCAGTTCCATCTTCTCCACCCTCCGCACGATAATATTCCTCTTCAGTAAACAGAAAACTTTTTCTGTCCCAATCCGACTGATATCCTATTTTAATCAGGTCATTGTCCCAATCACCAATTTGCGTCAATTCCTCCATACTTCTTTGTATAGAATAATCGAGTTGAGGATTTGTAAAAACTTCAAAGGTATCATCGAAATTTTCAATTCCACACATTCGTTGAAACTGAGAAACTGCTGACTCATACGGACTTAATGTAGACACATCATCATTCATCAATTGATATACTACATCATAATCTACATTTGCGGTTTCCTTGTAATACACTCCGTCTATATAAGGATTGTTGATAAGCAACTCCATAGGTTGCAAATAATTGATGTCATAGTGAACAATGCAATTTGGATTTCTTTCTTTCAGTTTCTTTGCAACACTGCTTGAAAAAATCACATCACCTATGTGGATGTTCCGACATCTTATCAGAATATTAGTCATCACACACCTCCCATCCGTCAAGGACATACTCATCTGCCTTAGATTCGGGAACAAACAATGCTTCCGTATGATACTCTTGTAAAATTTGGTGTTTGTGAATATCACCCAACATCACCATGTCATATCCATCAAACATATACATCGGCACATCACCACCTACAATAACATAACCCACGTCAGTTCTGCTTCTTTTAATTGCTCCGTGATAAACTGCCACCTTTGTTGAAATTGATTTGTCGGTTATATCTTTTCCTCTGACATATTCACTTGGATCTTCAAATATTCCGAACACACTAATTGCCACATCACCAATTTTATAAACCCCAGTATCTCTTAAATAAAACAGATTGTCATTATCAAGCATATCAACGATTGGGGTCAACACATCCAATCTATCTGGGTTATTCAAGTTACAATCGTGGTTTCCAGCAATTAATATTGTTGGGTGTATTTCCGCACATTTATTAAAGAAGTCTGCAATTTCCGCAACGAGTTCAGGACTCATTTCTGTTTTGGCATGAGCAACATCCCCACCAATAAAAATTATTGCATTCTCAAGTGCATCTTCCTTTAGTTGCTTGTAAAAGTTTTCAAATACACTTCGGTATTCTTTATGACGTTTTACGTTTCTTAGGTGAATATCCGATACATGATAGATCTTTTCAACTTTTTTTATCTTCGTGTTTAACTCATGCATAACTTTTGTTTCATCAATGCGTCAAATCCCATCACAGGAGTATTCCGAAGTTTTTCCACCATACCTCGGAATCCAACGTCAGCGGCATCTTCGTTTCCCATTTTAACGAAGCGCACTTTGATGTCCTCATTCAACAATGTTTCTGTAATTGCTACTGCATTTTTAATGGCATCTTCGTCAAGAACCACATAAACTTCAGAAACTTTGTTTTCAATCATTTTAATTTTTAATTTACTTGGGATGTTTTTACCCAACAAAGCAATTGCGTTTCTTCGTATAGCAATCGCATCAAAAACTCCTTCACATAACACAATAGGTTCGGAATAATCTATTTGATTTTCAAACACCACGACGTCCTTGCTAACGGGTGGATTCTTATATTTCAAATAGGCAGTTCCAGTAAAATCTCTAGCAAGAAAATAATTTAATTTATTATCAGCATCGTAAGATGGAACTATAATCCTTCCTGCATAATCACCATCTGCACAATATCCTATATCATATCTCTCAATGTCATATGATTCGATGTCACGACTTTTTAAATAGTTCATTGCCTTTGTATAAGAAAAATCCTTGTGGGTTTCGGTCAATCTTTTAAACTCATAGGGCAATGATACGTATTGTTCTTCCGTATCTGCCAACTTAGTGTTCTTGGGTAGTTTTACAATCTTTGATAGTTCTGCAAAATAATTGCTAGGAACCTGTAACCTCTTGAACAACGCAAAGATACTCCTACCCTTTGCATTTGTGTCAATCCAACTTTGCCACCTCTGTGTGGTCAGATTTACTGCCAACTTAGGTTTTCTGTGGTGGGAAAACGGACACATAAACATTGCCTCGTCTTTAGAGACAATCTTACCTTCACCTAAAACTTTTTGCAATAAGGTAAGCAATTTCTGTTCGGAAATCCCCATTTGCTACTTATACCAGTGATAAAGAGATGCTACAGTTGCATCCAGCATATCATAGTTCTTTTTATCATAATTTTTTCTACTATTATAGACGATAAACTTAGATAAATCAATCTTTTTCTCAAGTTGTTCACGTACAAAAGTTTTGCTATCCACTCCCTTTTCACGACTTTTCCCAAAAACTGCCTTACGGAGAGTTGATACATTTACATGATTGATATCAACCTCATATAGTGCTTCAATTACATAACTTATTACCGCATTGCACTTTGCGAGTTTTACAATAGTTTGTTGACTTGTTCGACCTCCACCGAACCCACTCAGTGAATCTTCTACAATTATAGTGGTTGGTTCAATAGAACGAGGATCTAGATATTGAGCAACTTTGTGTGCCTTTTCTTTGGTACTTTTTTCTTTGTGTATATCAATATATCCAGCATCAAGAATATCATCTTTTGAACTAGATACACAATAACCTACAACAGTAGAACTTATATCAAGTCCTAAACAATATGATTCATTTTGCATAACCTTATGTTATGCGTATAACCCTACACTTGCAAGAAAAAACTTAAAATACGTCACTGCCTGAGATTTCTGACATTCCAAAGGATGTCTCATATCTAACAGTATCCATATAATTTCTATATACACTTGCTTGTGCGGCCTTTAGTGGATCATTTCCTCCATAGTCGGAAATATTAACTTGGTCAGCTCTGCGGGTAAATCCCATTAGATTTTTGCCACTTCCCTTTTGGTCTGACATAAAGTTTGACCCAGGTCCACGACCTGCACTTGAATCTATTCCTGGTGCAGAATACCCACCAGGTGCTGGCATTGCCTTTCTAAATACAGTCTTATCAGGATTATACTCAGTTGCATGTCCATTATACTTGGCAATGTTATCCATACCTTGCTTCTGACGAAATCCCGGAGTTCCTCCAGATCCAGAGTCCGATATAAAATTAACACCCATATCAGTTGTTGGGTTGACCTTACCATCCGGTCCTTTTCTATATATTGTGGAGTCCACTTGTTGTACGGCATCTTGCACTTCATTTGTTGTGCGGTGACGATTTGCCCCTGTGGTATTTCCTTTCTTGACCGTACCATCCAACTCTTGACGGGTACCTCCATAACTAAAGAAATCCACACCAGTTCCCTTTTGTGAATCAAGTGATATAGTTGGTCCTTTCCTAAACAGAGAGTTATTTGTGTTGAGTCGTTCTTCAAGACCCCACTTTAATGAATTTCTGTCTGCTCCTGATTTAAAATCTGTTCTTTTTTCTGCCATATTTATGTCTCCTAATATGTTGTATTTACTATAAATATTAAATGAAACGATTAACCATCATATTTTATTAAAAAATTTATTGGATAACTCGGAGTTATCTTGGTTGGTTTTGCAAGTTTTGCAACTCCAACGAGGTCAAGACCACTATAAAGACCGATTGTAGTGACATATGGATGTAGTGCGTCCATAGTCTTTCCACATGAAATTAACCGATTTAAATCGGTAAATCGTTCAAATTCAGGTAAAATCTCAACACCATTACTCTTACCAGTCCTCTTGTCTAGAAAATCAACTATATCCACCGACACCCTTCGTTTTGAATTCTTAGTTATCAATCCCCGGGTCAAATCTTGTCCTGTATTTCCTTTAAAATATCTAATTATTAATTTGGCATCTGCACTTCCAGATGTACCATCGTTGTTCACATCAAAGTCACCATTATCCTTAAGTTTGCGTAATATTGGTAATGTTTTATTATACTCCTCAACAGATAAATTATCCGACTCCCTTTCAAAAAACATCAAGATTGCATCATCGGATTCAGTCAACAATATATCCGAGTTCGGCCACATAGTATCCTGTTCAACCGAAAGACCTCCAGGTACCTCCTCATCTGACACAACTTCGTTTAATACATATGACGAACCCGTGTGACCTTTTAAATATTTATATATTATTATCAAATCCAATATATCAAATTTTCCATCCCCATTAACATCATATATAATATCTTCAGATACCACAGAGGTTGGATTTGTGCTCATATTAAATTCATTTGGTTCAACCGTACATAATATCTCAGTTTCATATAGTGTATGTGTACCTGCAAACTCTATTTCATATCCATCATTATGACTCCCACTTAGTATATTCTTCAAGTGATTTCTAACATCCGTGATTACTACTACTCCATTTTTATAAAAAATGTTTCCAACTTGGTGGTTTTTCATCTCACGCACAGAATCGGTTCTATATGCTATTACGTTTCCAGATAAGTCTCGGTTGTCGGATTCCCAATCCACTTCATTAAATTTTCCATAATACATGAACAGTGCTTCCCGTGCCTTAGATTCATGTGGGTTTTCTTTTGACTCACACTCCGCAGCCAAGTCGTGACCATCAAATGTGGATAATTCGGAATATGGAAAATTTCCAATGACAGGAAGTCCAACATACATATAATCGGAACTCAATGAAACCGAGTATGCATATTGTCTGCGAATAGAACTTTTTTTCTTATTCATCTTAACTTTTTTCAACAATGTAGGTTCTTCACCCCCAACCATCCTATAATAAAATGCGTATCCTTCGACTGCATTTAGTGCAATTGGTCCATTGTAGTATGTTTCATCTGCCAATGTGTTCGTACCTGCGTAATAGTCATCCACATATATTGTAGAATTCTTTAACTCAAGTTTACTTGTATCTGTACAATATGCCCCCACCAGGATGTCATTTTCAAAAATCGATACCGAATTACCAAATCTCGTTGTAAATCTTGTTTCCGACTTTTCGTCTCCATACATTTTAGATTCAAACTCAACACCACCATCGACCCTATATACATATGCAGCCCCTCCCGTATATGTCTCCGTGTCTGTTGCATATTCCCTATCCTGTGGGTCACCTATTACCAAGTATGTTTCATTCGCATCAATAGATTTTCCAAAACTATGATGCTCAACCTCGGAATACTCATATGGAAAACTAACCATTAAAGATCTGTCTTGGTGTGGGGTCTCCGTATACTTTCCAGACAATTTATCCAACACTCCGTCTTTTGTTATATTATACACCTCTGTCCACACCACACTATCACATTCGGTGTGGGTGCGTTCAAATACATAGCAAGTCTGTGAATCGGATGACGGTGTTGAGACATATAAACGATTACCCACAAGTTTAACTTCTTCACCAAACATAGAACATTTCTCAGGAGTATCCAATTTCACGTATGAATCCAATACCCAATTCGTATCACCACTCGCATATGCAGGACTCTTGGTATATTTGTGTGGTTCATATCCAGCATCAAATTCATCATCGGTTTCTCTGGTAGTTCCGTGAGAGATTATATCCTCCCCATCAAATGTTGAAATGTCACACATACACTCCGACATTGGTAGACTACCAGATATTGACATACTACCAGACATTGGCATACTACCAGACATTGGCATACTACCAGATACCAATTCATCCCCAAACTCAAAAGTACCTATATCAGTAAAACAATTTAATATACTACCATCTGGTATGACCGACTTTATCTTCCATCGTGTAGTTGACTGATTTAGTTGTTCAAGTTCACAATCTCTGGGGTATCCCTCAAACTTTTTGGACTCTGCATCCCAAGTGTAACCGTCAGGAACATCAGTTATCCGATTCCATGAACTTTCAGTTGTTCTCAACTCTCGTTTAAAAATATAAACCACACCAGAACCATCCGATATTCCTGGTGATCCAACTGCCATTGTATCATCACTAATTGAAATTGACGAACCAAACTCTGACCCTGGGAGTCCCTCTAAAATATTGACCATTCCCCAGTTATCGTTTCCACCTTTGTTTCTTTCATATATAAAAGCATATCCTGTGGGTGCTTCTGATGATTCTCCTCTAATGTGTGCTCTTGACGCACCAATGGCACAATATGAATCGGTGAGTTCAACTGCGTTTCCGAAATTATCATTAAGTGAATAATCGTTTGACAACACCACATCACCAATCTGTCTTAACAATAGATTGTTATGATCATGTCGTTGCTCAAGAGACAATCCATTTTGCGTAAATGGACATGCAAACGCACGGATTGTCTTGAATGAATCCGATATTCTGTCATACTTGCTCAGATAGGCACTTCCTGCTTGCGACTCCGACAATTCATCGTATTCCATTGGACATCCCGTAATAAAATACGGTCCACTTGAGGACAATGTTTCTCCAAAAGAAAAATCCGTTGGGTCAAATAATTGTTCCGGTTTTCCATATGCAAGTATCCTATCTGCCCACGTAACACCAACTCGGTGAACATTATCGAATGTACCTTCGGTTGTTATTAAATTAGTATATCCATCGTCAATTATGTTTATAATCTCAAATTCAGAACTATAATCAACTATTTTCACGGAAGTTGGTCTTATTTTCTCACCAAAATGCTTTCTTGATATCTCAAGAACTTTTATTTCGTCTCCAATCACTCGTCTTTCAATTCTACGATTTGTATATGACTCCCCAGTATCAATATCTTCAAGCACCGTTGGATCATGGTATTCCGCACTCTCCACCCCAAACAACATATGTGGATTTTTAATATCCAATTCCTTATTCGAGTTATAATCATAATGTTTAACAAAATATTCATTATAGAATAGATGTTTTATGGTATTATACACCACCCGTTGATATGAACCATCATAATTTATAGGTTCTTTAGTTTCGTCATACCTTCGATGTCCAACTGGGTAAAAAACTCCATCTATTTTTTTACCATGTTTCACAACTAAATCAAATTCTCCAAATTTTATCTCATGTGTCTCTGGAGATGCACCGTTACCACTCTCATATAATAATGAGTTGGAAATTTCAGTTCCTCTGTACTTTGCAACAACCACCGGATCTATGTCGGTTGTCAATACTTCAAGATACTCTATACCGGAACTGGAATATTCCCGTATATCATATTCCATTTCACTAAAATATTCCGACCATTGTTGTTCTATTTGTGTCTTGGTTTGTATCGTTGGTTCACCGACCATTCCTCCTTCAACCGCACTATAATATAAATGCTCAAGCAATATAACATCCGATACATCCGTGTTTTTATATGACCACGACTTAAATGTCTTAAAAGGACGAACAATTTTATCAGAGCTACGAAGTGGTTTTATCATAAATATAAATATATTTTTTTTGAAAATCTAAACGATTTTCAGAACTAACCAACTAAAAGTCCAATTTAACTTTAATCAATGCCTCTGAATCAAATGTTTTTAGTATGGGTTTGCTCAATTTTGCAACCGCAACCAGTTCGTTATCTTCATTGTATAAACCAATTGTAGTTATATATACACGGGGGTCATTTATGAAATCGTTAAACCGAACCCTTCCCATATAATCGTCCCTGGACGCATTTGCACGTTTTGCCTCTATATCTGCCTCATACCCTTGATACACAAATGATGGATTATTACTATAATTAAAGTCAGTATTTTTAATCCTAATAAAATAGTGCTTGGATGGGATCAGTTCCGTGTTCCTACACTCAAATCGTTTGCCCACCTGAAGTGCCTTGATTAGTTTAGTAAAATTTTGATAATTTCTATCCCCACCTGCGGGACGCAAATCTTCCAAACTTTTCCATGTATTTGGATCTTCCACCAAATCTGAGTGGTTTTCTCGTTGTGAACTGAATGCGGACACGTTACCCAACCTATGACTCTTGGGGTTGACATCACCGAACCATGCAAATTTTGCTCCCTCGTTTTCTTCCTCGGAATACCCAACTGGAAAAGTTTTATTATCACTCTCGGCAAGACTGTTCAGTAGTGCCTGATGTAACCCTTTTTGCAGTTGCTCGGCAATTGCCACCGGATTTAAGACAATAACCCCAAGGTCAGGATATACCAAACCGAAACTTAAATTTGCCTCTGGACAATATCTAATATCATTTCCAGAACCATCAACAAAGTTATCTGGTGTGCTTACCATTCTTGCAACATCTTCAGAGTCAGAATTATATCTGTCTGAGTTTGCAACCTTTACCAAATCAAACACTCTTCCAAACTGAGGTGATGATGCTATGTAGTTAACACTTGCCCCAAATACACTATTATCTTGAAATGATACACGATAATTTACATCGGAAGTTTGCGTTCCATCGAGGGTAACCCCCAGAGTTACTACAAAATTTCCTTCATCAAGACGTTCCTTCATACGGGCAGTTGAGAAATTAATAACATATATGGAATCTGAATTATATCCCACAAAACCATGCGTTCCATCATTTCTCAAAATCGATTGTGTAAATGTAAACTTCTTATCGTCTGGGTTTAAAAGAATATTTTTATATTGACTATATATTGCCTTCGTTATTTTTGGACTCTTGGAATCAAATGCCTGTGACAGAGGACTACCATATCCATCAATATGTCCATATGTTACGGAAAATTGTTGTTCTGCGGATTGGTTAGATAACCCACCTATATACACCTCTTCGTGGTATAAATCCGCATAATAATCTTCCTTTTGCGGTATTGTCCAATTATCCGTCATGTGATTAATTGCATCCACCATTGACGTGTGTGGTTTGGATAATGGGGTGTTTGCGTGTGCATCTTCATCATAATAAAAGTTGTCAAGTTCACTGGGGTGTTCACCTGAGAACATTCCACCATGAACCGAGGTCACTCTGCCTGCCACCTTATCTGTGCTATCAAGTTCCCTAAATATCATTATCCTACATTTCCGCTCTCGGAAATCCCTTCAAGTGGTTCAGCAAGTACATTGACCGGTATAGTTATAGACCCACCACTTTCGTTTCCTATAACCGTTAGATTTGCTCCCACGTTTCGTGTTATGGATGGGTTTACTCTAAATTCAAATGACAACCCAACCGCAGTTTGAGCAAATGTGCTTGCGGTGTCTCCAAGAAATATTGAAGTATTCTCACCAACCGAAGCATCAACTCCAGTTCCAGTTATTGTTCCAACCTCACGATTTGACAAAACCGCAGTATATCCCATCCGTGTATTATATACAGGGTTGGTAGTTGGGTTGAGTGTAACAACACCATTATAGTCTTTATCCAATGTAATACTCTGTTGTCCAAGTTTTATCACTGGAATGTGTTTTGTACCAGATGGTAATGTCACCAACTTATATTTTAACGATTGCGTTTCATCCGTAAGTGGTTCAAACACCGGAGTGTTGCGGAGTGCCATGTCAAAATATTGAGATCCGTCTGGATGATTTGGATCATACAGTGTATAATCGATTTCATCGTCCGCAAGAGCAAAACTGGTTATATTCAAACCACTATCTGATGCCAAAAGTTCCCGCCCTCTTTTTGTTAAGACGGCCTCTACCGTGATTGTTTCGTTGTTTAGATATCCCATAACACTTTAATATATATATTTTACTCCGTTGCTTTTTACAATATAAATATTTATATACTACATTTTTAACTGAAATCAACTAATCTCTTTTAGACTTCCACAAATTCTTCCCATAAATTCAGTAGTTGCATTGCGATTTCTTCCATCATTTACACCACCTCTTATTTTAAATTTACGTTTTGCATCGACCTCAGGGTCAGATACTGGTTCCGATCCTGGATGTAATTCATACATTGAGTTCGCAAGTACAAAATCTGGTTGTTGATAATATCTGAAGTTGTAGTGGTCTAACTCACAGAACTCTGCATCCCGTTCGGTTCGTGGTTGATTGTTCCGTGTTGACTTATACAGACTCTCCACCATTCCACTGGCCTGCTTTGAAAGTGCAACATCTCCATAATCAAGAATTTCATCGTATATCCTAACATCATCCACCATTCCAGAGAACCTACCTATTTCAAGTTTATCAAATGAAACCGATGGATGGTTCACACCAAGATCATAGTTTGATATGAACCAATTATTAATAAAGGTCCGAACGAATCCACCAGGATACATCAATATCACCACATAACTCCAAGTATCATGTGTCAAGTTTGCACCCAAGTCCACAGAATGAGAATTTAAATTATCATTCCACACATATCCAAGTGCGTATTGGTTTCCATTGGGATTTAATATAATACCGTGACGTGAATTTGGTTCTTCGGAATTATTTAATACAATACCAACATTGTCACCACTAACTCCAATTGGACGAATCCAAAAACTAATCGTGAGGGCATTTGCGGTGAATGGTGTGCCGGTTACCTGCAAATAACTATTTGTATTATCCGAGTCGGTTCGCACATCATTGTCAAGTTCCAACACATTTCTATATCTACGAGAGACCCCTCCGTCTCTTAATATAGAATTGTGCAATATTCCTGTCCTCTCATTTCCAGAACTATCCACGATTGTAGATGTGGTGTCGTCGGACTCAAATGTATAATGTAACATCAACGAGTCTAAATCAAATGGATCTTGTGTGGTGGTGTCCACAGTCTCATTCTGCGATGCAGTTGTTGATGTAATCGGTGGATCGCAGGGTGACGGTGTTATCTGTTGTAGTGAGTGACCAACTATTCCACACCCAACCAAGTCTGAAATTGGGTTGTCATCCAAATACCAAAAGGAGTCTCCAATGGAGTCTTGTATTCCAGTTTTCCGCGTACGCACAATAGGAGGTGTTTGATTTGGTGTTCCAGTATCATCACTTATCGTGGTGTTGACTGAACTGACCGATCTTCTGCAATATATATCCCCACGACGTTTGCTTGCCTGTGAGAAAACATTTCGGTGGTTTCCTTTATATTGTGGAAATGTACCATCCCATATCTTAAACATTGGATTTCCAATATCAACTATGTTATAAAATTCATAAGGTTTTTCTACAACCACATATGTTGAACTTTTGAGTTTAATAGGAAGTTCCACCGAATCTTTATCCGGATAGTATCGTTGTTCGTCCGGAGATGTGCCACGCAAAGTCTCAGAATATGTGTCTGAAAATGGTATCTCCTTCGCAGTTGACGTTCTACTCGATGTAATTATTCTTACACTATATATGTGTGTTGCGTTGAGTTGGAATGTATTCAGTTCGTTTGCAGAATTCTTTATTGACAGAGTTGTGTTGGAATTTGCATCCGTGGTCAAACTAGTAACATGACCAGTAATCATCTCAAGACCCTTAACATCAGGATGCCACAGGTATGAACCCTTGCGAAATACAATCTCAACAACATCCCCCACACCAATATCATCATCTATTATCATTGGTTTTGTAACCACGTGGTCTTGTTTATGCACACATACCTCAATCTTCAATCTATAAATATCATTACACGTTTCCGAGGGCAACCCATCTTCAGTTTTAATATCATTCCCAAAATACCACTCCGAGGTAGATTCTTTCTTCCCACCGTTACCATCGGTTTCATCCGAAAATCCAAGTTTAATTTCTCCAGTTGCAGTATCACCGGAAGAATTGACTTGATTTCCGTCCACCCACGTCGCGTGAAAATTTCCATTCTCTACGGAAATTGACAACGGTATATCTTCACGCAGTGTATCATATATTCCATCTCTGTTTGAATCTATTACAGGTGTTCTTAACTTCTGAACAAAATTAAAAGGAATGTCGTATTCATAATACATTTCATACTTACCAATGTCGTAAACATTCCTTTCCGACGTTGATGTGTCTGGTACCAACCCAATACTTCCACCGTGAGAATATGTTCCTCCACATGATGTTGAAAAGTCTGTCTTTCCGTGTGGAAACTCAATGTCAACATTTCCAGTGGAATCGTTGTGAGTTATCTTTGTTATTGTATAGTATGTGTCATTGAAGTTTATATACGAATCAGCATAATTGCAATTATCATAATGCATGGTCACATCTTGCATATACACCCTATCCCCAACACTAAGATGTACAGGTGGTTTGACCGATACATAAAACGTACTACCATCATACCCGTTTACATACGCATCTCCTGTTAGTTCATACCTGAGAGTGACATTCTCCAATGTTTCAAGAGTAGACATATATTCGGCAATCTTGGTGGGATCACACGCAGAATTCTTCAAACTATTTAATATATTCTCATGCTCGGTTCGTCTATCAACAGTATCATCAGAAACATACTTTGGTTTCAGTTTAATTTTATCTGCGGGGATCATTGAGTTGACATCGTACTCGGTGCGTTTAATATTATGAACATAGTCGTATGTTGAACGATTTATATTGAGCAGGGTTTCTGTGGTATTGAATGTTCGTTCACCGGATGCGTTGGATTCAATTATACCCCGTTCCCATGTAACCAAGTATGTTACAATAACAGGTGGAACAAAAATAGCAGATACGTCCACCGAAAGAATTCCAGTATATTCCCCAGAAACTCTTGATATACCGGAATCAATGTTTTGCAATTTGTATTTTGTATCGTATTCAATTTCAACAGGTACTTTCTTTTGTATAGTTTCTGGTATTTCAACTGCATTAACATCTCCGTCCTTGAATGTGGATTCTATAACCCGCACCGAAGTTCTATTATCATAACCAGTCATATTTGCCGATTTATTAAATTTAGAAACTTCTATTAAATCACGTGCGATTGAACCAGATATATACTCGGATGTACACTCATCATAAACCCGACCGCCGAACTTACCAAGAATTTGAAATTTGGCAATTACACCCTCCTGTATTTGTCCTACATAATCCCCATGTAATTTTCCTATGACTCGGTGTCCGTTAAAAACATATGAAAACTCTGCATATCCGTTTACGTCATATCCTCCCGATATCATAGGTCTTTCACCATTTATAGTTGTATCACGATGAATCCAACCAGTAAATTTCTCAATACCAGGGTTGGTTTTAATTGCAGAACCAAGTCTACCGAACATAACACAATTAAAACTCGAACCTGCGACAATCGTTCCACTCAACTTTATCGCACCGTATATGTTACGGGAATCCATGCTCATATTATATCGAGAATGTGTTGGGGATAGTGCTTCGATTTTATACCCGGCAGAAACTCCTTGATATGAACTAACCCCATACATAAGTTCATTTGGAATGTCCTTAACAGAGTTCATATTAAATTCCGAGGGATACCAATTGGATATTCTTGACGTATGTATTGCATTAAAATCGTAACCTGTTATTTCTTGTTGATCGTTGTCCGTTATATAACTTCTACGATTCCCAGGTGATACCAAATTAGAACAATCCGGTTTTAAGTTAAAATTGACATCATCAAGACGAACTATTTCATTTTGAATTGGACGTCTCTTTATTTTTGGACGTTCCAGAAGTGTGGGTTCAACTACCAGTCCAGATATTAATCTACTCCGTGCAGGTACCAACTTCTTTATGTTGTCAAACAATGACGGGTCGACATAAGACTCTACAATATTCAAATAAGTGGAAAAGTCCAATTTTCCAAACCCATGTCTATAAAAAGTATGCCTCAGTTTTTTAAACTCACCATATACCCCTTCATATAAATCTTCAGGAGTTCCTATATAATCACCCAATTTGAAATCTCCAAAAAATCGTATAATTTCGTGGTTTATCAAATCACTTGAACTAAAATACACCCCCACCGTATTTGTATCTGCGGTAAGTCTGTCATTGCTTTTTAAAGTTGACCTATCCGACACCGACAATTGAGTAATTAATTCCTGGGTTTCCAGTCTGATTTTATTATTATTAAAAACTTGCGATCCATATGATGGTAATTTTGCATAGTGTCTAACTGGAGATCCGGCAAAATCAAATGGGTATTCATCCTTTATAAAATTATAACACCGTGCGACTTTAGGTACGTCTTTTCTAAATGCGGTGTTCTCAATTATACCATAATTATTATCGTCTGAAGAACGCAAGTCATACGGAAAATCAAAATTCGCCTTAAATATCAAGGTTTCATCAATTTTGGTTGGATCATCTGTATCATAAGACTGATTAAACAATATGTGGTTTTCAAATCTGCGTTCGGAAAGAACATGATTGTATATCCGGAACCTGTCAAGTCTTCCAATAAAATTAGAATAATTGTAATTACCAAACACAACGGTTGATGTTGACGAACCATCGTAAAACATTTTATAGTCATGGTCATCGGTTGACATTTCCGCATATGAATTATACACCACCTCATATTGCTCAACTCGTTTTGCATATAATTGCAGTCCACGTCTATCCGAATCATCTTCACCAGAATGCCTTCGTATTAGAATATCATATCGTGAATTCTCAAATGGATGCACCCATTGACTACCAGTACTAGTATCTTTAAAATACGACTTTTTATAAAGTTCCGTTCCCTTGTATATGGCAAAGTAGAATCTACCATATACCTTCTCAACATTGTCATTCACCGGTTCATAACCAAACTCCCACCTACCAGGTGAAGATGCGACCACAATGTGTGGATTATTTTTAACATCAATAACATCCGCATTAAATCCGAATCTAAATTCAAGTGAATTAATTTCATATGCCGGGTTTCCCCAATCCACTTCAACATATTGATTTTCTTCCGAAAGTTTCAAATAATAATCAAATGTATCAAAACTATAAACCGCCTCATCACTTAAGTCCGTATTATATTCAACCCCACCAAACTCTCGTATTCTAAACAAATAATCTGGTACACCATAGCACCTAAACATAATCCTCACCGATTGTTCCGTACCAATTGCTTTTAGCATTTGGGGAAGATTATTTAATATCCGTCTCCAAATTATATTTTTTCTGTCCTTAAACTTATTGATGAATTCAATATGCTCCTTGGTAGTTACTTGATTCATCAATGCGTTTACCTCACCATCATCATACCCAACAAATCCACCTCCAAAATAATTAAGCATGTGAGAAACCATCTCATTGGGAATTCCCTTATCTGGATTATTCAATGGTTGTTTTATTGAACCAATTCCATCAACATATAGGTGGATTAGATCAAATTGATGTCCGATAAAACTTAAAAAGTCAAAATAGTCAGAGTTGGTTTCTTGTCGTGTAATAAACTCAGGTGTGTTACTTAACAACGAGTTATCATTGTGCTTATCGTAGAAATCTGCCTCTTTTGCCTTTAAAGAATACCACGAATATGCAGAACTTTTTGAAAACTCCTCCATCGTTGGTGGAATTGGTTCTGGTCTGTAATATGTTCTTGCCGATAAGAAAGTATATGACGCAGTGGTCATTGGAATTTTTTTACCAACACATTCACCACATTTACAGAAAAACTGCCATGCGTTCGACGTTCCTGGAATATCAGTTGGTGTTGGTGTTGCGTTTTCAGATACTATCCATATTGAATCTTCATACATAACTGCCTCACCATACACATAATCCGTTATTAATTCAGACCACTCATCGATATTATCACACTCAAAATCCTGACGAGGCCAACTGACATATACATAAGTTAATTGTCTCTCCAATTCTGCAATTTTCTCTATATCCTGTGGTGTCTCTCCCCGTCTTGCGACTGCCCTTCGTATATCATCAATTTCTTCTTGCAGTGTAGTTGCAGTTTCCGATAGTTGTACAATATCTTCAAAATATAAAAATCTCTCATACCCATCAAACCCATTTAGCATTTTATTTTTTTCTATACGCAATGTTTGCATTTGCGTGTCATATGACATCCTATTAAACTTTTCCGGAGTTGACAACCTCCACGATCTCCGAATTCGTTCCATTTGTCTGTCAAACTCCGAAATCTTGGCAAGTTTATATATAAAAACATCCAACCGTTTCCTCGCAGATGAATATCTAACAAACTTTGAAAAATCCGAATAATCAACGGTTAAATACTTTTCTTCTATATTAGACTGAAAATATCTAGCAATTTCTTCCGATATTTCAAGGGGTGTTCCGTATAACTCTGCTCTCCACTCTTGTTCAATATCCGCAAGACGTTCCCGCAATGGCTCCGTTAATTCATCCGTAGAATCCAACAGTGCATTTCGGTTTCTCTCATGCTTTGCATTTTCAAGTTTATCTAATGTATATTGAGATGAACCACCCCCACTTGTAAAAGACAAATTCGGACCTCGCATCTTATACATTGCAGGTTTTGTGCGTTTGTATAAAACTGTGGTTTGGATAATGTCATCCGAGTATGCCACATTTGATATGTGTAGTTTATTTCCTACGACCACATCCGTGGAAAGTGGGTCTATCAACTTTATAACCAGAGGTCTGTGTTTTCGTGTGTCCTCCGCATTTTCCGTTCCACGCACAACATTGACGAATGGTACAATAGTTCCGTCCGCAAAGTTCAATACATTCGTGAAATATGATGTAAACTTAGCATTATATATTTTGGATACTCTATCAGAGTCATATTGTGCAAGTAGGGTCTTTCGGTATGTGTCGTGTGGATTTATCAACGACTCATCTCTGGACCTGTTTGCAAACCTTGAACTTATATCAAGTACCCGGTCTACACACAACACGTATTCCTTTGCGAAATCATTCTCGGCAAATACATCATTGTATTTCCACAACATAATATTAAAATACAGGGAGTTAACTTGTTCTTGAAACTCCACACATTCTTTGACAAAGTCTTGTCGTGAGTCCATTCCGAATAGTTCAACGATCTCCAAAATAGATTCATGGTAAAACTCAATCTCATTATCTGCTATAACTCTATTAATATATGCCTCAACACCCGCACCCTTTATAAACTTAAAGGTTTCGTTATATACGTGTGCAACTAATAGTCGTTTGTTGAAAAAATTGTCATATTCAAAATTCAACAAAACCTCCAATGGTTTCTTCGTAGTTTTTAATCCAGACGGAACAAGTTTCAATTCCATCCTAGACGGTGATATGTCGGTTATCATCAACTTAGAAGTGGATTCGGCAGAACCAACAATATCGTTTCTAAATGAAACTCCCACCCGATGTGTACCATCAACATACCCCAACTCTCGCAGTTCGTGTGTAGGTGATATAATTACATCACCTGCCTCGGATAGTTGATAGTTTCTGTCAAATGTATTTATTGAACCAATGCGACGTTCCCCATTATAATCCGTGAAATCATATTTTCTCTCAACAAAACTATCGTCTCGTTCTACAATTCTGGATTGTAAAACTTCATTATCTGGAGTGTATACAGAAAATTCAATTATATCCTTTGGAGACCTACCAAATTCAAGTGGCACTTGTTCGGACGAATCGTTCGTCAGAATATCAAACATACTTTCATCGACTGGAGACCCCCGTGGATAGTCGAAATCAAGATTTGTAGGTGCCTGTTTTACATATTTATGATATTTTTTCATAACCACTTATATTCGAACATTATGGTGATTTCATAAAGGGAAACTTGTCTCCTGATGTTTCTTCTTCACCTTCGGATAATGGTAAAAACGGAAACTTATTACTAAAGTCTGCACTCGTCTGTCCCTCACCGGCCGAAATTCTCTGAGATACTATCAAGTCCTTTGCGGCCTGATATGTCTCTGTTGCATCTTCCTTGAGTTTAACTCCCTTTTCAATTTCGATATCAAGTGTGTTTGAAAGTTCTTCAACCTGTGTCTGTAGTATTTGTTCATTTGCGAGTTGTTCACCTATTTCCGCATCCACCTCGGATGCAAACTCAGATATTTCAGTCGGTGACCCGGAGTTCGTATCTACCAATTCAATCTCTTGAAATTCCGATATTCCGGTATCGAAGAAATTCTCTACCTGCACCTGTGAAAAAGTATTCTTTCGTGGTGATATTTTCCATAAAAAATTATCAACATCCGTAATTCCTTCCTCGTCTATATTTGACCGCATTATCAAATTATTATATTCATCGAGTTGACTACCATCGATGGGAGTGTTCACAAATACGTCATATGACTCTTGGTCAAAGTCGTAGTTTTCTATATACTTTGGGACAAACTTATTCATATCACTTTCCAATCATAAATTTGGTCTTAATTGTAACAATTTCCGTTTGATTTGGAGATTCAACTCGTATCATAATCTCATATATTCTACCAACACTCAAACACCCAAAATCAACATCAAAATAATGACCCTGCGAATCGCAGTTTATTCTTGAGTATAAATCCCAGGGTATTCTAACCTCATGGGTGTCCGCATCACGTATCGAATAATACATTGGGTACTCAACATAGTTATTAAGCAAATAATCAGATTTTTGAGAAAATGTTTTTTTCGGATATTTCTCACGAACACCTAGACGCATACGAATTTCTTCCTTCACCGAATACTCTTGTCGTATATTCTTTATACCTATTACAATAGATTCTCCAGTAATGTGGGTGAGGGACGGTGGTGTTTGTACAGTTGTTCTATTTAACACATACTCACATTCTGTGTTTTGCGTGTCTTCCACTATATTACTTCCACTTATCAGACTTCCACTTATCAGACTTCCACTTATCAGACTTCCACTTATCAGACTTCCACTTATCAGACTTCCACTTATCAGACTTCCACTTATCAGACTTCCACTTATCAACTCATCGGTAGTTTTATCAATAGTAGTGTTTTCACATGATAACTCTTCAGTAGTTAGGCACTCACATGGATTGAAATAATAATCATTATGTGCGATTCTAATATATGGACTATAAATTGTATTCGTATCTTTTGAAAAAAATGAAATCTTGCCCTCGGAGGAAACAGTCTCATCTTTAAACTTTACAAGAATGCCATTATTTTCAATCTTACCAGTTATCCACTTTTCTACTATTTTTGTTATATTAACCGATACATCCGAGGTGCGTCTACCAAACTCATACTCACATACAAGTTCTTCACTTAACCCATGTTCATTCTCAACATAACGAATTATATCCCCACCCGGTTCTTCCCATAGAAGTGATTTATCATGTCTAGAATTCCATGTTACCCCAGTATATGTAGTGTTTACGTCATAACGTCTGCCCGGACCTTCCGTCCACCGACTCGCGACTGGAAATATCTGCAAATGACTTTTATACAACAACTCAGTTGACTCGGTTATTTTTAAATTCAAAAAATATTCTGCATCGGTTAGCACTTCTTGAGATATACCAGAGTCATCAAAATCGAATTGCATAACAAATCTTGATACATGATGTCCGACATTCTCATCATATATGTTTTCAACATCCAATACCTCATCAAACCCCATATTGACATTCATAACACTTTTGTGTCTGGATATTCCAGAATCTGCGGTTGGATATAAAAACACATTCACTACACCACCCTCCCCACAATATCTCTAGATGGAAACTTCAATTCAAATATGGATGGGTCCATTGATGGATATATAACTTTATTAAATGTGGCAGATTTTATATCATATACGTTTGATGAATAATTTCCGTCCTCAATTGTCTTATTATACACTCGCAGATTAGTAACCGACTTAACCCCATGAATTCGTGCAATCTCCAATTCAAGGTCACCCATTTCTATTGGTTGTGAAATTTGCCACTTATCAATGTCAAAGAAATTTTTAACTGCAAGTATTGCATTCGATAAAACTTCTATCTTGTTATAGTTTTGAAAAACCGAAATCTCAAGGTCGACTCCAATATTTATAATGAACGCATTTGTTATGTTTACCCCATCAGTGAGCATTTTATATTGTCCCAAATATGTTCTAAGATTCTTCAATATCAATTCATTTGGAGACACCAAGTGCTTATTTTTATCATAACTAAGCACATACATATTAACCGCAAATGGATTATTAATCTCTCCGTATACCTGTGTTAACCCACTTGGACTTACCTTTGGTACTTGCTCGTCAAGAGATTTTATCAATGATAGTTGCGTCATGGAGTCCAAGATTCCATCGGGTGTTACAAATGCCTTTGCAACACTTCCGAACTTGTTCGGCATAGAATATGCACGAACAACATAATCTTCCCGTGTTACTGCACGATTCTGTGCGGAAAAATATGCAAGAGAATTCAGTCGTATCTCATCAGTTGACTCTGCATTTTTTCCACCAAGTGCAGGGTTTGGATTGTTAACCCGAACACTTCCACGGATCGTGCTTAAAATTGTAGATTCTTGTGCAGTTAGGTACTCACTCTGATCTTCAAAATTTATAAGTGATATGTTGTTCAATGTGTTGGATGATATATTTGAAGAAATACCACCACCGACATAATATTGCACAGTTAATGTTGTATTTGACGGTGCCTCACCATAACTCTTGGTTTTTAAAAAATTGGATGGGTCATATGCCACTTCAAAACTTTGTTGTGTACTGAGTAATCGTCCTACGTTATTTAGATTTGGTATGATTACCTCATCGTCCATCTTATCCGTCCCTGCACCGAATTCAATTGTTACCGTGTTGTCAGAATTTACTCTTGTGGTGTATCGTCTAGATGTTCGTATTAATCGTAACACATACGGAGTCGTTTCTGAAAACTTGCTGTAAAATGGATTTCTTGCATCCGTGTTCTGCTCTTCCGTAAATACGGTATCTTGTGCGAGGTTTGGTACATGATAATATTGATTTCCACTTGAATCTTTAATTGAAACAATCTCAAGTACATTTGGTTCTATCAACTCTATTTCAAAAAATGGTTCTGGAGCACCAACGGAAATCTCCCGAGTCTTCAGCGTACCTGCCGATGCCATTGTCGTTTTCTTTAATAGATAAAATGTTGGTTCCTGCGTTACAGGATCACGGTCAAACACAGAAACGTTTGTTGGGTTTGTTTCCGAGTCTTCCGTAAAATTAACCGAATCAATTGTTCTAAATACAATTGGTGTTGCATCGGACGAAGTCACTTCCATTCCAGCAGATATATTTAAAGCATACTTATAGTCTGGTTCTATCTCCCCTGTTGTGGAATTTGTCTTTGCAGGTACTAGTTGATATACCTCAAGTTCCGTAGATGCGGATGTAACAGGTTGTGGTGAATACCCAAGATAGTTTGCAAGTGTCACGACGTTCTTGCGTTCTTCGGCGTGTTGTATAAACCCCTCTTTAAACTGATAATCTATGTAATACGACAATACGTCACCGACATAACTTGCCATTTCAATAAACATCATACCAGTCGAGTTTTCACTAAAATCCTTGTATGTCTGTGGGAAGTATGACTTCGCATAGTTTATCAAATTTTGTCGAAACGCATTAAAATCCTTACCGAGATAGTTTATATCTCTCGATGTAGTTTTAACTGGGTTATCTAATCCATCTGCCATATCATACCTCCAGTGTTAAAATTTGCTCAGAGTTTGGAATGCTTGATATTGAAAACCCAATATTCAATGTTGCGGTACTTGGTGTATTTATCAAATCACGTTCAACCGTAACATATGTTATTATTACCTCCGGCATCCATATTGCGGTTGTTTCCCGTACAGCATCTTCAAACAAATCATCCATGTGGTCTGCCACATTCGGCTCAAACAACAATTCATGTAGGTCACTACCATATGTTGGCATGAGTGGACGTTCTCCCTTTGCAGTCATTAATAACATAGTCAAATTGTACCTTGCCCGTTCCATGTCAGAATGGGTTTGTAGAAAATATCCACCCGGACCCTTGCGGTACGGTAGTTGAATTCCAAGGGGTACTCTAGATTCAACCACTATACTCCACCTCCTACACCACGTTTCTTGTCAACCGCAGCCAACAATTCTGTGTAATTTTTCGTAAGTGCAGATGAAACTGAATCTGGTAATTGATCCATGTCCACTACATTTCCTTGTAAGTCTGTCATTTGTTCTTGTTCGTTTGCGTGGCCACCCACACGGGAACCCTCTTGTGGAATGCCCCCCGAGGTATTATTTAATATCTCGTTTATTGCCGAATTCTTTGAGTATTGAACCATAGGTGGTTTCTTTTTCTCCACACGCACCTCGGTGGAACTTTCGGTACTAAGGGCCCGTTTTGCTAACTCAACGGGATCCGTCACTCTTGATTTTTTCTTTGGTGCAGTTGGTGTTTGAATTTCCGACAGACACTCCTTTACAATTGCAGGTAGAGATGTACGCAACTCCTTCCTCACCGCAAGTTGTATAATTTCCATTAACTCTTTTTTCTTCATAACTATTTAATTATTAACCTTTCTATCCAGATATAAATATTCTCTCACTTAATAATGTTGGCAATCTTGCACGTAAACTTGCCAATGAACCCTGTTGTGCGGGTCTTGACGTCGTAATATATGGGTCGTGGTGAACATGAGAAGACAACCAACCACATAAGTCAGACAACCACGCAGTCGTACAATCACCCTTAAGTGTAGGATGACATTGTGTTGTAAACAATCCCAAGTGTACACTTGGTGAAATTATAGATAAATGACTATCCGTTCGCATTACAATCCGTTCCTTTGCATCCAGTGTAATTTCATCGTCCGTTGTAACAAAAAACTTCTTCTTTGAAAATATACCTGTTTCCTGTGTCTTTGATGAAATCAATACCCTCTCCGAATTAATTATTATTTGATTCCCAACCAATGTTGGAAGTTGTTTGCCATAAATCGCATTTCCATCGGTTTTGGTCAATACCGACTTCTCAACCTTTTCCATTTCCTTATCAAATGTTTCGTCATGTTTTTTCTGGGCATCTGCAATTGCAGAATTCATCAATGGAGTATCTTTTAATGTATTTAGATCAGTCTCATCAAGAAGTGCCACCGCATTCAAGTCTGCCGACTCAAGGTGAGTTCCCTTTAACGACTCACGGGTTATCTCCTTACCACTCATATATGACGTAACTTTTGTCGCAGTTGATGAAACTGGAGTTACTACTGGATTTGAGGAACGTGTTCCAGATTTCGGAGGAACTACCTGTTGAGATGCGGGTAAGTCAACTCCACTGACCGACATATTTCCTGTGCTTGGTGATATTTTCGCCTCCGTTGCGTTTGCAAGTGGTCGTGGTTCTGTTCTATATGGTTCTTTTTCCGATTGTGATCCACCTAGCAATGCTTCCATACCAGTTAGTCCTTGTCCGGTGATTTGAGTGGATATGGATGTAGATGTAGTCTGTGCGGAAGGTGGTTGAGAAGTTGTGGGTGTTTCTTGTTTTCCAGAAAACATTGCAGAAAAGTCTGGAAAACTAGACGATAGTCCTGATGTAGATAATTGTTCTCGTTGGCCCGTGGGTTGTTTTTCTCTAAAAAGTCCAGTTAGTGGGTCAAACTTCAAATGTGCCTTTTCCGAACCTCCCTTCTGTAGTGCAAGGGTTGTTTGTCCGAACGACTTGGATGCTTCCTTGATAGCATCTACATCACCCGCAAGTGACCTATAATTCATATCAAAATCAGGATGATTTCTAGCATACGCATCGTATGTCCCGTCTTTAATAAAACCATCACCCAGTTGTTGTGTCAATACAGAATCACTTAAAAATTTATTAGACTCGTTGCGAAATGTATCGACCAGTGTTGATTTATGTTCCACCTGGTTTATCCAATCACACAAATCAAGCAAAAGATTATTTAAGTTAAACGAACCGAACGAACCAAAATTAAACTTCAAACCACGCAATCTATCAAACAGTGCCTTGAGCATAGCGAGCAGTGATAGGTCAATTCCAATTGACAATAACCAACCAAGTTTTTCTTCGGTATTTGAACCATAACCTCCACCGTGCTTTTTTCTCAGGGATGCACATAATGCCTTTAATCCAAACGATGCCAACTTAAATATCTTAAACATTGGACTATCATTTGATGAAATTCCCAAGTCACTCACTCCAGGAACATCAATACCCAGAGAGGTTGCGGCTGAGATTGCCCCTCCCACCGAAGAACCAAATAATGAATCCTTGCCGGATTTTCGTGCAGATGTAACCGAATTAACAATCCCACGTTCATACTCAGGATTCAATGAAAAATTACCAGATGCGATTGCCTTGGTAAACTTTTTTCGTTCGGAAGGCCTAGATGAGTTTGGTGTTCCAGGTGAACTTATAAACTTCTTAATAGATCCAGCACCCACACTTCCAAGTCGTTTTCCTATCTTTGCACCAATTGGACCACCCACCGCAGTTCCCATTGCAGCCCCAAGTGCTCCACCAAGATCATTGTTTTTAAGTGAACTTGTTATATCGGAATATGGGTTGAGTGGACCTGCAAGATCTCCAATTGCTCCGAGTTTATCAGACAGTTTCACATCTTCCTCATTTGGTGTTGCAACACCACCAAGGGACCCAAGTTTCTTATCAGAATCATCAATACTTTGAATTTTTTTCGATCCAATGATGGACCTGGAAAGTCCATACAACCCCCCAAATCCACCGAGTCGACATCCCAAACATCCATACCAAATATTATCATATGAATGATCAATTGTGGATAAAAATTCTGATTTTGTATTTCCCGATGTGATGTGAATAGAACTTCCATCTCGGTTTATATCTTCAAGAATATTATACTGATATTTAGTTTCATCTTCAGTTGTTATATGTTGCCGATTTCTAATCAGTATCATGGGATTTCCATAATTGCCCTCATATGATTCACCATGTCCCTTACCAGTACCCACATCAAAGGTAGGATCATCCACATAACAACCGAATCGAACACTACTACCAAATCTACTCTCTAGAATAGTATCCCCCTCATAGTGTTTTAATGGACGCACCTTGTTATTTGATTTGAAGTACTTTCCCAAAAAAGAACCATATACCCCAGATGCTGGAGATATATTTGACTTATTTCGTGCACCCACAAGGTTAGCACTTGATGAAGCAGTAACTCCATCATTCTTACCATACTTATGTTCATATCTAAAGTCTGCCGAATTATTTATAAAATTACGAGTATTCAATCTTCGTGTATAATACTTTGATCCCATATATTCCACCACAATCACAAGTTCATTTACAAGAGGATATTCAATCAACCCCGCCTCTAAAGGTATTATCCAATCAAGTTCGGACACCGGAACCGACTCTTGACTATTTATCTGACGTGCTTTGATCCGACCTGTCCACGAATAATCCAAGTGTTCCACGTCATTATATCCAGCTGGCCATTCATTGTTACTTACGTGTGGTGAGGTTTTTCCCTTCTTAAATATGGGGTGCGTTTCATCCCGTATAACATCAATTACAACCGCAGGTTCAAGTTCATAAAATAGGATTCCCTCCGGTTTCCTAGAATATATCTGACGTTGAGTCATCAACGTTTGTATTTCGAGGTCTCTGTCTTCAGACCTCTTATAGTATTTACTATGTGCCATCTTCGTTTATAGTATCTGTTATTTTTCCAAGTTTTTCAGTTATATCCGCATTCTCTAAGTGTTCGGTTATATCCTTGTCGGATTTATCGATATCCTCAAGTTCTTCTTGCATACTCTCATATAGTTGTTGCTTCTCAGCATCACTCAACATAAAATCTCCAGTTGAATCTGGTGACGACCCACCAGACATCAATCTCTGCAAAACCGCTGATAATTTAATTAATTGGTCATCATTCTTCACACTCACATCCAGATAGTCTTTTATCATGGGTGCTACCACCGTTGCACCACCCACATCCTTTATCATGGAATGTAGGTCCTTAATAATTTGATTTATCTGATCCTTCTTATGAGAAGAATTATTATATATGTCACGTACTAACGATGAGAAAGTCTTTCCCTCGAAAATTTCTATGTCTTTTTCCATAAATTATAAATATAGACATATATATTTTTTTCCAAGTTTGCATTACTTATGTAAGTCCATGTCAATATAACCATTTTTTCTGTATTGGACTTGTATATTCTTCTGAGTGTCCTTCATCTTATTTATGACTTTGGTTATATTTTGTGTCTTGCAATTTGTCATTTCACGAATGTACAGATACAATGCCTTTTTGTTAAAATTCTCAATTGAAGAGCATTTCCTAAAAATCTCCACAACCGCAGACGCAATCTTAAATTCAGTTTCTTTCTTGAATATCTTCTCCAAGTTTGCATCCCAAAATTCAATCATCAATTCCAAAAACTCTTCTAGTTCACGTTTCCGTGTTTCCGTTTTTGGAAATATTGTCAATTCCTTGTGATCATATACAACTTCATCATCATCTACACTCGTATGACGTTTAAATTTTTTATAGTTTCCGTTATTATACAATATTAAAAAGTTTTTTGCTATAATGCTAAAATAGGAAAATGCTTTTCCGTTTTCTTGTTTATATTTGTGCATATTACTGACAAGATTGCTGACAACTTCTTTTTGCACTTCTTCGTGACTGCATTGGAAATATGAAAATTTAAATGTATTTAATATATTCTCCGCAAGTTTTTCAAAGGGATATTTTATACCCTCGTTAAATATTTTGTTTCTTTCTGCGAGGTCGTCCGAAGCATTGTATAACACGATTGCATTTTCGGTGTCCTGTGTAAAATACATTTTGTTTTTTGGTGTCCGTTTCCTCCGTTTGCGTTTCATACCAGGTATGTTGCCACTCGTAGGTGGTTTGTCATTCGTAGATTTCGTTTTTTGCTTTGCCATTATTCGTCAGTTACCCTCTGTTTAAAACTATCTATTAGTTTTTTTATGTCAGTAAATATCACCCCCACCTCATCATCCTTTTCAAACATCTGATTTGCATCCAGTTTAGTTATATTGCTATGCATACTCTCAACCTCCTCCCTAGTTTCAACAATCCACCTCTCATATATTTTATTTTTAATATACAAATTCCTAATAATATACAACAACAATATAATAGATATTGACGTAATTCCTGCTAAAATATATACACCCATTATTGACATGGTTATTATTTAACACAAATTATGATATTATGTCAATGACAATAATTTCATTAATACCTAAAACCAATACATTTACACCCACGCACTATTATATATGTATGTTAAAATATTATTTTTTATTATCAGTATCGGTTGGAGTTTCTTGTATATGCTCATCTGCACCCACATTTCCTATAAAACTACCCGAGATGTAACCTGATACATATCTTGTCGATGCAGTTGTTGGTTTGTTCTCCTGGATTTTATTGTAATATTCCATAGTACTGCGTCTCCACGGTACAAAGTAAGGACCCATACTTTCCGGCACATCTGGTTCTTCGTTTACATCGTACATTGGTGTTGATATAACATTATCATCCTCATCCACTCTATCCACATACACAGGAGTCGGAGTTGGAGTTGGAGTTTCGGTTGGGGTTGGTGTAGGAGTCGGAGTTTCTTCTGGAGTTGGAGTCGGTGTTGGAGTTTCTTCAGGAGTTGGTGTTGGTGTTGGAGTTTCTTCTGGAGTTGGAGTCGGTGTTGGAGTTTCTTCTGGAGTTGGAGTCGGTGTTGGAGTTTCTTCAGGAGTTGGTGTTGGTGTTGGAGTTTCTTCTGGAGT